TCATATATATTTAATTTAAATAATTATAATTACAATAATTGTAATTATGATCAAGTTATTTATATTTTTATAAATTAATTATTTAATTAAATTGATATGTATTATTTCTAAATTTGAATTACTTTTGGTTGTATCAACAACCCATAAATATTCTTCAACAAATTTTGTATCAATTTTTGATTGAGCTTTAAATTTAGCATATTGTATTTTATATAATTTTACCATACCTTTTTGAATAAGAATTTCTTTTAATTCATCAATGGAAAGTAATCCTTCATTATTATATGAAAGTATTAAATAATTACATTTAAGACCATTAATTAATTGTATAAATGTATTTTTAACTTGTGTTTTTTTACAAAAGTTACTTTTATTATAATTTTTTATCAATGCGGTTTTACCTTCTAAAACAATAGTTGAATCATATAGTGCGATATAATTTAAAGGCGAATAATTTCCACTATATTGTCTTTGATTATAAGGAGGATCTAAATAAATAACATCATAATAGTCACTATCTATATTAGCGAATTGTTCGGCTAATCCGAGATATACTTTATTATTTTCAGTAATATTAATTTTAGTATGTATAGGTTTTAATATTAATTTTTTTAAAGATGTTTTTTTATATTGTTTTAAATATGCTCCATATACACAAGAAGTATTAGCAACTTTATCAATTGAAACAATTAAGGAAGCTAATAAGAAATTAAATTCATTTTGTGTAATAATATTTTCTTGAAAGAGTTGTTGAATATATAATCTAATAGCATCGGCTATTTTAGCATTTTCATTTGTAAAAAACATTCGATTAGAATGAATAGAAGGTGAATAATTTAAAAATATTAATCCTTCTACGATATCTAAATTATTACATTTATCTATAATTAGTGCTAAATTTTGTGTAAAATTGCATTTTAATAAAGCAGAATTAATAATAAAACTATATTGTTCTAAATCATTAGCACTACAATTTTTAAAATGTTCCATCATATTAAATCCAACTACGCCAGTTCCAGCGAATAAATCCATAAAAGTTTTATTTTTCATATCAGTGATATTTTCATTACATACAAATAACAATGTATTAAATAATGTATTTTTGGATCCGATATAATTTAAAACGTTCATAATAAATAGTTTAATGATATGATTTTAAATATTAATAATTCAATTTTATTTAAAATCATATATTAAAATTGTGATATTTAAAAAATATTACAATTTTATTTTAAAACATATATTATGGGAAAACACAGTATATTTTTATATATATTTATAATATTTGTGTTATTTTTATGTTTAAAAATATATTATGAGTCAGACGCATATAATCTTAAATGTATAATTGCTTCTAAAGATGGAAATGTATATTGTGTTAGAGAAAGAGAGAAATTAGAATTAGCAGCGAATCTTTTAGCTGAAGTGACTGAAAAAATGAAGAATATAGTAATATATATGGAAAAAACACATCCAAATGATGAACGCAGTAAAAAACTAGTGAAGAATTTTAATCCAACAAAAATAAGTGAAACTTTACCAACAAGTGAATTGACCGCTTTTAGTGAAAATAAAGGAGAAAAGATAGCATTTTGTTTAAATACAACAAAAAAAGGGAATAAATTAATTGATATTAATACTCTTACATTTGTAGCATTACACGAATTATCACATATAATGACAGAGTCTATTGGTCATAAACAAGATTTTTGGCAAAACTTTAAATTTTTATTACAAAATGCAAAAACATCAGGTATTTATAATCCAATAGATTATAAAAAAAATCCAGAAAATTATTGTGGAATGACTATAAATGATAATCCATATTATGATTTAGTTTAAATAATTTAGTTTAAATAATTTAAAAAATATTACATTAATATAATATATGTCAAAATTAGAAATAATACAACCATCTTTAGATGATTATATATATAAAGTAAAACAACTTGTAAGAAACAAAGTTTATGCTATTTATATATTTTATGATAAAAAACCTGTGGATAATGAAGAAGAATTATTTAAAAAAATTTTTACTCATGAAGAATATGATGAAATAAAAAAGGATCGTATTTCAATAATATTTCATAAAGAACGGATTTATTTTGATGATTCAATACAAACTGTTAAAATTAAAATAGTTAATGCAATTAAAGGAGGTAGTCTTGATGAAATGTATTTATTTTGTAATACAATAGAATCATTTAATACTAATTCTATTTATCAATTACTTACTCAACAAAATAAATTCCCATTAACAGATATTAGATTTCAACAATTTATTTCTAATATTGTTTCATATGAAAATGGAACACCTTTTAATTTTATAAGAAAAGAAATTTATTCTTTTGATGATATTTTTCAACTAAATTTGGATAATCAATCATTTATTGTTAATAAAATATTGGGACAAAAATTAGGATTTATTGAAAAAGAATTTCCTTTTGTATGTAACCCATATGAAGTTAATGATTATGATAGATATATCGAACAAAATCTGCACAATTCATCCACTACTAATTTAAATAAAAATTTATTATTAAATAATGGAAATATTCTTAATAATACTATTTTTTTATGTAGTACTGGAGATGTTTTATCATTTTTAAAAAGAAAAGAACAACATTTACCAGAAGAAAATACAATTAAATTATATTATCCATTATTATATAATAAAAATATTAATTCTTTAAAAGAATTAGAAAAAAATATACAACAATTAAATGAAAATGATAAACTAATTATTACTGACAAATTAATAGATTCTTTTAAAATTGTTGATATGTTTTATAATGTATATAATTTAAAAACACAACCATTAAATTATCAATCTGCGGGTATTCAATATATCAAAGTTCTTATGAAACCAGATTTTATTATTAAAATACCTTTAGAAATTATATTTAAAGTAGTACACGCTACACAGGATACACCTTTAATTAAATATAAATCTTCAAGTAGACAAGAAGATATATATAGACTTTTTACTGATAAAATTTCTACTGATGGAAGAAAAATTCCATATCTTAAAAAAGCAACTATTTTTAGATTAATGAAAACTATTTCTTGTAATAAATGTGTTGCTATTTATATTGAAACTATTGTTAATGGTAATATGGAAATATTTATATGTGAATTTAATGAAGAAGGAATTATTACAATAATGGCTGATTTCAGGTTACTTTATAGTATTGATGAAATTAATGATATGATTAAAAGTTCTATCAATATTATCATTCAAGAAATTAATAATTTATTAGAACAAAGTGGTTATAAATTAAATAAATTTAATAGTTTAAATGATTCAAATGTTGAAATTAAGCAACTTACATATAAAACTACAATTAAAATATTAAATGAATTTAATATTACACCGTATAAAAAATGTATATCTAATATTTTTATTGATGAAACTAATACTCAAAAAAGTAATACGATTAATTTACGTTTTAAACGTGTTTCTAATTATAATAAATTTACTAGTCAAGAAGCTTTTATTTTTGAAAAATCAAATCAAGGATTAAGAGGTTCTCAAATTATTGAAGCATTACTTGATAATTTCCCAGATTTAAATGAAGTAGAAGCTAAAGAAATCGTTTTAAAATTCGCAAATGAAATTGAAGTTGAAAAAAGTATAAGAAAATCAGATATTACAATAAAACAAAATCCTGGATTTAAAACAACTATCTCATTTGATCCTATTAATGAAATCATATCATTTGTTGTTGAAAATATTAATAATGTTAATTATTTATACACTTTACCTATTTATTTAGATACGATGGCTCGTTTAACACAAAATATAGAAAAATTAACTGTATATCCTATTGCAGATATTAATACAATTTGTTTAATATCTAAGAAAAAACCAGAAGCAGAAAAAGTAGTGGAAGAAAAAGAAACAGAAGTAGAAGGTGTAAAAGAAGTAGAAGGATCAAAAAAAATTAATTTTTCACCTTTAGAAGAAGAAGAAGAAGAAGAAGAAGAAGAAGAAGAAGAAAAAAAAGAAAAAGAAGAAAAATTTAAACAAGCATATAGTTTATTTTTTGATGAAGACGAAGACGAAGAAGATGAAGAAGATGATGAAGATAAAGATGTAACGCAAGAAAAAGGTGGTGCAATTAATTCTGAACCGGATGAATCAGAGATAAGTTCAGAATCGGAGATAAGTTCAGAATCAGAGATAAGTTCAGAATCAGAAATTGAATCTGAACCGGAATTTGAAGATTCTGATACTGAAGAAGTGAAACCTTTTACTCTTTCTACTCTTCCTAAACCTATTATTTCTCCTAATCCTCCTATCCCTCCTAATCCTCCTATCCCTCCTAATCCTCCTATCCCTCCTATCCCTCCTATCCATCCTATCCCTAGTTCTATCCCTAGTTCTATCCCTAGTTCTAAACCTGTTTCTAAACCTGTTTCTAAACCTGTTTCTAAACCTGTTTCTAAACCTGTTTCTAAACCTGTTTCTAAACCTGTTTCTAAACCTGTTTCTATCCCTGTTTCTAAACCTAGTTATATTAAACCTCCACCAAAATCAACCATTTTAAAAAAAAAACAATTATCAGATGAAGAATCTGACTCTAATGAATCTAATAATGATGAATCTGATGAAGAAGAATCTGATGAAGAAGAATCTGATGAAGAAGAATCTATGGGTCAACCATCTATGAGTCAATCATCTATGAGTCAACCATCTATGAGTCAATCATCTATAGGTGAAGAATCTATAGGAATTAAAAACATCGATGGAATGAAATTAAATAAACCATATTATTTTCAAAGTCTTATTGAAAATAAAGATCCAATATTAATTTTAAAAGAAGATACTTCAAATTCAAAATATAATTCATATACTAGAACTTGTAGTTCAACTACAAGAAGACAACCTGTTATTTTAACAGATGAACAACTAGCTGAAATTAATTTAGATTATCCTAATTTTTTAAGACCTGAAGATGTAATTAGATATGGTTCAACACCAGAAAAAACATATAATTATATATGTCCTCGCTATTGGTGTTTAAAAACGAATACATTAGTTAATCCAGCAGATTTAAAAGAAGTTATGGGTACAGATGGTAAAATTGAATTAGTGCATCCAACTTGTGGTAAAGTATTATCTGCAAAAGATAAAGTTGTTAAACCTGGTTATTACATATATGAATTTTATAATAAAACTGGTAAAAAAGATGATAAAAGATATCCTGGATTAATTCCAGATAAACATCCAAATAGTAAATTATGTTTACCGTGTTGTTTTGATAAATATAATACAGCAGGTAGAATTAAAGCTAATAATAAATGTTTAAAAGAAGGACTTAAAGAAGGAATTAAAGAAGGAATTAAAGAAGGAATTAAAGAAAAAGTAAAAAAAAGTGTAGTAGAAGAACCATCCGAAAAACCATTAGAAGAACCATTAGAAAAACCATTAGAAAAACCAGAATCATCATCAGAAGAGGAAGAAGAAGAAGTAAAAGAAAAAGTAAAAAAAGAAGATGAATATATAAAAAATTCTGATAAATATCCATTAAATCAAGGACGTTGGGGTTATTTACCAATTGAAATACAATTTATGTTTAAAGAAACCAATATAGATTGTCAAATAAGTAAAACAAATACAAATATTAAAGAGAATTATCCTTGTTTGCTTCGTCATGGTGTAGAAATAAGTGAAAATCAATCTTTTATAGCTTGTATATCAGATATTTTATTTTATGGTACAACTGATGCAATTTTAAGTATACCAAAAATGAAAGACCGAATTCTAAAAAGTATATCTATAGATTCATTTATAAATTATCAAAATGGAAATTTAGTAACAGATTTTCAAGAATTAGATAAAGAATTAGATATAAATAAATATAATAATACCAAATTATATGCTAAATTAGATATGACTAAAACAGAAGATCATAATTATTATGTAAAAGTAATATCTGCATATGAAAATTTTATTAAATTTTTAAAAGATGATGATATATTAATAGATCATACTTATTTATGGGATATTATAAGTATGTCTAATAAATATATATTTGCAACAGGAGTAAATATAGTAATATTAGATATTCCTAGAAACGATATAACAAATAATATTGAAATATTATGTCCAACAAATCATTATTCATTGGAATTTTATGAACCTAGAAAACCGACTATTTTTTTAATTAAACAAGGAAATTATTATGAACCGATGTATTCATATACTAATTTAAAAAAGAAGATAAATATTTCAAAAAAGTTTTCAGAATATGATACAACTCTCTCTCAAACAATGAAACAAGTCTTTCAAAATATAATTAAACCTTTTTTTGAAAAAATATGTAAACCATTAAATAGTATGCCTAATATTTATTTAGTAAAAAAACCTTTAATTTTACAAAAATTAATAAAAAAAATAATATCATATGGTTATATAATAAATAAATTAGTAGTAAATTTTAATAATAAAGTAATTGGAGTTATAGCTCAAGAACCATTAAAAGATATAGTAAAATATGGTTTTGTTCCGTGTTATCCTTCTGCTTTGAATATGGATTTAAATATAGATTTTGTATTTATGAATGATATAACATTATGGAATACTTATGAAAATACAGTTACATTTTTAAATAAACTAAATAAAAGAAGTGGAAAACGAAAAACCAGTCCAGATATTCCGTGTAAGCCAGAATTTAAAGTTATAGAAGATGATTTAGTAGTAGGTATTTTAACTGAAACGAATCAATTTATTCAATTATCTGAACCAATACATTCATCAGCAATTACTGCCAATTTAGATATACCTTCATTTAATAATAATAATTACATTATAGATGTAAAAGATAGTCCTATGATATCAAGTGATATTAAAATAACAACTGACACTAATGTAGATGATGAACGTGTAAATTATATAAAAAAAATAAGATTAGAAACTAATTTTTATAATGTTTTTAGAAATACTATTAGAATTTTAATAAATAATTATGAAAATATAAAATTGAGAGATAATATTGAACAAATATTATCAAGTCAAGAATTGCTTTATTTTGAAAAATTTAGAAATATAAATGCGTTAATTAAAGAGTTAGTAAATGATAAAATTCAATTTATAGGAGATGACAATTATTATAAATTAATTAATGAAGTGAGTACATGTATAGTTAAAGATAGAAAATCTTGTTCTAAAACTTTAAATTTATGTGCAGTTACAGAAAATGATAAATGTAATTTAATTCTTCCAGAAAAAAATTTAATAACAAATAAATTGAATGAAGAAATATATTATGGTAAAATAACGGATGAATTAATTAGATACAATAGAATAAATGCATTTATGTTTAAACCACAAACATATTTATCATTTGGAAATATAAATTATAATCTAAAAGATAATGAAATAATATTAATCAAGTCATTATTAATTTCAGGATATTTTGATAATTTAATACCAGCTATTAATAATAAATATATTCATTCTAATTCATATGATGAAGTGAATCCAATTATAACTCAAACATATGAAAATTCAATAACAGAATTATCTAATGTTGAGAAAAAACCTCAATTGTTATGTGATACAAAAAAAAATATTCATATTGTTTCAAGTATATGGAAACAATGTTTTCCATCAAATTATAGTGAAATAGAATATAGTAAATATATATCTTGCACTTTTAAATTTATGATTGATATAATAGAGGCAAAAACACACAAACATTTAACAATTATGAATATTAAAAATGAATTATTTGAAGAATATAAAAAGTATTTTAAATATCGTGCAAAAATAATTGATATTTTAATTATGGAAGGAAAGAAACAATTAGGAAATCAAGTTAAAGAAGGAATATTATCATTTAATGATTTAATTTATACAGAAAATTATTTTTTAACTACATTTGATATATGGTTACTTATAACAAAATATGAAATTCCTACAATTTTTATTTGTCAAAAAACAATTTTACAAACAAATTCAAATAAAAATCAATTTGTAGGATATGGTGATTTAAGAGATAAATTTATTTTTATAATTTTACCAAGTTTTAGAGCTGAAAATATTCCTGTTTATAAATTGGTAAATAGTAATGATGACAATATTTTTATTTCAATAGATAAGTTAAGTGAAACTTGTTATCCAATAATTGAAGAAGCTATAAATAATAAGATATCAATTGAAAGTTATATTAAACAATTTACAAAATTAAAAAAATTAATTTATCATCCTGAAGAATCTGATATTGAGCTTGAATCAGTTGTGAATCCTAGACCTAGATTTAGACCTACATCTATTGAACCTGAATCAAGTGACGTTGAAACAGAATTAAATGTAAAACCTAGACCTAAACCTAAACATAAATCTAAATCTAAATTAAAATTAATTTATGAAGAAGAACCTGAAACTTATTTAACAAGTGATTATGAAGGTAGTTTAACTAAAAAATCAAGTGAAGTTGGTAAACCGATAAGTAGTTTTGTAAATGAACCAAGTGATTTATTAAGTGAAAAGTTAAGTAGTTTAAGTTTAAGTGAAAAACCAAGTAGTTCATCAAGTAGTATAAGTAATTTAAGTTTAAAACCAAGTAGTTTAAGTTTAAAACCAAGTAGTTCAAGTAGTTCATCAAGTAGTATAAGTAATTTAAGTTTAAAACCAAGTAGTTTAAGTTTAAAACCAAGTAGTTCATCTACTAGTTTAACTTTAAAACCGAGTAGTTCAAGTAGTTCATCGAGTAGTTTAACTTTAAAACCGAGTAGTTCAAGTAGTTCATCGAGTAGTTTAAGTGAAAATCCACTAAGTAATTTAACAATTGAAATTGAAAGTGAAACAGGAGTAAATCCAATAATTGAAATTCAAAGTGAAAGAGGAGAAGAACCAATCGGACAATTAATTAGTAAAAAAATACCTAAAAGTAAAGTAAAAAAATTTATCATTAAAGAAGATTCTGATTAATTAAATAAAATTAAATTTGTATTATATAATTAAATTATGAATTAATTATATAATTTAAAATCCAGGATCATAATTATTATCTTTACCCATATCTTGTGGTTGTATAGAAACCACATTATTTTGTATAGAAATTTTATTAATGTTACAAGGGTCATCATCTAAAGTATCACTACCTCCAAAGAATTGTTCGATTTCTGTTTCAATATCAAGTGGTTTATATTTACTAGTTGCTTCCATTTTTTGCATTTCTTCAATATTTAATATAAGTTGAAATGCTGCAGTACCAAAGAATCCTTCTTGACCACACATAACATTAGCAGAAACACCTCTTAAAGTATCAAGTTCTGCATGTCTAGCTGCTTTTAAGAACATTTCAGGAGTTTCTTCAAAAGAAGCTTTAGCAATTGGTCCGATATTATCATTATTAATACCGTGACGAAATATTGAAATTAATTTATGAGTAAATGTCATTCTATCAACTAAAACACTATAATTATGAAAATTAATATAAGTTCCATCAAATTCAATTACTTCAACTAACTCACTATAAATAGTTTGTCTAGCAGCTTCAATACCAAGAACATTATAAATTTCAATAATATCGTTACTGATAGTTCTAGTATTATCAATAAAATTTAATCCTAATACATCTAATAAATTAGTTCCAATAGTATCAAGAACCCAAATTTCTTGTTTTTTATAAATTCCATTATATTCAATCATATTATCAAGAACTTTACGAAGGATAACTTTATTAATTCCTTTAATTCCTCGTAATACAACATTATGTAAGAGTTGTTCTTGAAAATTTTTCAAAATATAAATTTGGTCAGATTGGTCAAGAGGGTTAATTTTTATTTTTTTATTACTTCCTCTAGTAGAGGAAGTTTTAATAACTTCATTCATTCTAATTCTAAATATAAGTTTATCTGAGTTAAAATCCGAATATATACAATAGATTTGATCATCAAAGCATTTTTTTAATGTGAAGTTGACATCATCCATAGTAATATTTTTTTCAAGCATTATTTCAGGATTCATAATCATACGAATAATCCATTTAGATTTTTCTTCAAGTTGTGTTGTTGAACTTTCATTACATTCGGATATCATACTTTCAAATGCTTTATATTGTTCAATTGTATCTTTATCTTCAGAAATTAATGTATTTAAATCATCTGGATCAAAGCAAACTTCAATTGATGTTACGATTTCTTCTAATTTGGTATGCTCTAACATATACATAATAGATTGTGCTTTTTCTTTGTGTTGTTCTTCTTCAGGATTTAAATATATACTTAGTGATGGATTTTTTATATCACTAGATAAAGATAATATTTCTTCAAGTCTTGGTACACCACGAGTGACGTTAGATTTAGAAGCGACTCCAGCAAAATGAAAAGTATTAAGAGTATTATGAACTATTACACCATAATCAGTCATAAATGTTTGATTTCCTGGAACTGTAAAATCATATACAAATATATTTTGATCTGGTGTATATATTTCGATATTAATGATTTCATCCCAAATTACATTAGAATTTGCGGCTTGTTTTAGTATTAACAATTCATTTTGTATTTTATAACTGTCTTTATGTTGTTCAAATATATGAATATATTTATCAAGAGTTATTCTACCAATTAAATCGGTCTTTGTATAATATCCATAATTCCTACTTTGTCCTGGAAGTGCTAATTTTTTTCCACATTTTGTAATAATATGTCCTAATCCATTTATTTTATCAATATATTCTTTATATTTTGGGTCTATTCTCTGAATATAATTTATTAGTGATTCTATTTTATCATTATGAAGTAAAGATCCAATAAGTTCATTATATAGAATACAATATTTAGGTGATATATTTAAATGATATAAAAGCGAACCTTTTGTAAATTTTTCTTTTATAGAAGCAAATATATTAAAATAATTTAATAATAATGCGATATCTTTAATTAATTGTTTACTTCTACTACATACACGAATTTCGTGATGATTAGTATCATTATGAAAATTACCATCACCATCCATATATGATTGTATTAATCCTGATTTAAATTCATTTGGTGCAGTAAATGCAAAATCAGGAACTCGTTTTATAAATGATCCAGTATTACATTCTTTTAATAAAAAGGTTGCTAAGTTTTTATGATTAAATTTAGTTGTTGTTGAAGTTCCATATTCTCCTGGTCTAGTATAAATCGTACAATCTTTTTCAAATAATTGTGCGAACTTTTGAGTATTTTGAATAAAATGAGGAGAAATGTTTGTAATACAAATAGAATTATTACTTATATTTCCTTCTGCTAAATATGCTCCAATAAACCAACCAAATAAATAATCTAATTTATATTCTTTATTATCAATAGAAACTGTATTTTGTATAAAAGAATTATCTATACATTTAGAAACTGGAATTCTCATTCCTTTTATCATATTTGCTCCGATAATAGGAATAACTGTTTGTGTTTTTCCATCACGAATTAAATGAGAATGACTAGTAGTTGTTTCAACAACTCTACCACTTCTAGTAGTTATTTTCATTATATCTCCATTAACTGGATGTTTGCTAATATGTGATATTTTATTCCAATGTGTTTTTTCATTTTCACTTACTCCAACAATATAATATTCATCATCTAAAGAGTCTAATATGGTTTCTACGCTATTTTTTCCATGACCCGTATTAAATGTCATATCAGGTAATTGTTTAATTAAATTATCACAAAAGTGTCCGATTTCAACAGATATAATTTGATTAGTATTACTAATTTTATTTTTTTTAACAATTTTTATTTTTTCAGTTGCTATTAGAGACATTTGTGTGCTGACTTCTCCGATACTTTGTCCTGCAATCATTCCCACCATTTCCCCAGGTGTAACGATAGCTCTTTTATAATTAATAGTAATAGTATCGAGTAATAAAATTAAAGCAATTTTATTAAATCTTTTAATGATGAGTAAATCTTTAGGTGATAAATAATAATAAAACAAAGTTTTGAAAAGTTCAGTTGGTGGTGCATAATAAATTTTTTCAAGATTAGAATAGCAATGTTCGATCATTTCAAGTGCTTCAAGAAGTGTAATATCAACTAATGAAGAAATGGTTATATTACATTGTCCTTGAATATTATTAATAATATATGAAAATGCAACAGGACAATTAACAATTGTATCGCTTTTATTTTTAAAAACTTTAGTAATAATTAATTTTCGTGTAGAGATCATTTTATCAATATAAACTTGTGTTTTAGTCATAAATTCTGCGTTTTGTTTTTTATTTCTAAGTAAAGTATCTTTTAAGAAAATATTTTTTAAAGATTGTATTTTACCAGTTTCTTGAGGAATAATAAAATGTGCATAAATATCTTGAGTGCTCATTGAAACAATTGGAATACTTTGATTTTCTACTTTAATAGTATCAATATTGTCATCGCCATATTTAAATTGAACGATTTTATTTTTATTAGTGCGAATAGTCATATCATAATTAACCATTAAATCTTCTAATCCTTTAATTAATCTTCTTTGAATATAACCAGTAGTAGAAGTTTTAACTGCTGTATCAATAAGTCCAACACGACCACCCATAGCGTGAAAGAATACTTCTTGAGGTGATAATCCATTAATATAAGAGCTTTCAACAAATCCACGAGCGCTAGGTGATTCATCATATTTTGTAAAATGTGGTAATGTTCTATTTTCAAATCCATATGGTATTCGTTTTCCATCAACATTTTGTTGTCCTAAACAAGAAATCATTTGTGAAATATTTAATTCAGAACCTTTAGAACCGGCATTAACCATAATAACAAATCTATTATTTTTATCAAGATTTTTTAAGCCGATTTTGCCTGCTTCTGAAGTGGCTTGATTAAGAATACTATTAACTTGTGTTTCAAATTCTTGATCATTTGTTTTTCCAGTATTATTTTCAAAAATGCCAATTTGAACTTTATCAATTAAATTTTTTACATCAGTTTTTTTTTGAGTAATAACTTGAATGATTTCATTATTGGTTTTTTCATCAGAGATTAAATCACTGATACCAACACTAAATGCGGATGATTTCATATATTCAGTAACAATATTTTGTAAATCATCAATAAATTTAGAGGAAGCCATATTTCCGAAATCATTACATACTCTTTGTAATAATCCTTTTGTTCCAGCTCCCATAACACTTTTGTCAATTTGTCCACGAATATATTTGCCGTGTTTAATTTCAATAACTGCGTTAGAATCTTGCATAGTATCTTTATCATCTTTAAATGCTTTTGTTTTATATTTAAGTGAAAGGGGAGGCATAATTTGTGTTAAAATGTTAAAATTGGTAATACCTCCTTCTTGTTGAATATTTAATAATAATTCATTTACATTAATTTCAGGAAACATCATTAATAAATTCATTGCATCTCTAGGTGAGAAACGAATATTTTCTCTAGTAAATTGATAACATCCTAACATAGAATCTTGATATATACCGATAATAGATGCATTATTAGCAGGACTAATAATTTGATATGGGACAGCTGCTAAATTTTTTAATTCGGATTCAGATTCTGCATCTTGAGGCATATGTAAATTCATTTCATCTCCATCGAAATCTGCATTATATGGTTTTGTATCAGCAACATTCATTCTAAAAGTATCTCCTTGATGCATTATTTTTGCTATATGACACATCATACTCATTCTATGAAGTGTTGGTTGACGATTAAATAAAATAGCATCTCCATCCATCATATGTCTATGAACGATATCTCCTTCTTCAAGAATAAGAGAATTTCTATCTAAATAATAACGTAAAGTGATTACTTCTCCATTATGTTTTTCTAACATTTTAGCACCAGGCCATAACTCTGGACCATTTTGAACTAATTTAGTTAAAAATGCTTTATTAATTTTATTTACATAAACTGGTTTTGTAATATTTTTAGCGATTTTAATTGGTATTCCTAATTCACGAATTGAAATATTTGGATCTGCAGTAATAACTGATCTAGCACTAAAATCTACTCTTTTTGCCATTAAATTACCTCTCATACGTCCTCCTTTTCCATTTAATCTATCTTTTATTGATTTTAAAGGTCTTCCAGAACGTTGAGCTACAGAAGCTACTCCAGGAATTTTATTATCTACTTGAGTTGCTATATAATATTGTAATACACTAGTCCAATCATCTACTACATTTGATGGTGCATTATTTTTTATTTTTTCTTGAAGAGTTTTATTTGTTTTAATAATATTTACTAAAATATGACTTAAATCATCTTCGGATCTTTGTTGGGCATCGTGTTTTACAGATGGTCTAACAGAAGGAGGTGGAACTAACATTACTTGACAAATCATCCAATCTGGTCTAGAATATATAGGACTAAATCCCATAAATGATACATCATCATCGGATATTCTTTTAAAATTTTTTAAAATCATTTCAGGTGTAAGTTTAATAATAATGGGTTCTGTATCTACACCATCATTTTTCCATTCAGCAAATATAGTAGCAAGTCCTTCTTTTTTAAATTTATTTGGTTGTAATGTTCCACAACCATCTTCATTGTCATCACCACATCGTTTTACTTTACTACATAATGCAAATACATATTTCCATCTAGCATCGCCTTGTATTTTCATAGCTTGTTTATATTTATCTTTACTTATTAACAATTTACTACATTTAAAACAAACACATTTTAAACATTTTTGAATTGTACTTAAATATTGAATATAAAATACTGGTCTTGCTAATTCAATATGACCAAAGTATCCTGGTGTTTGCATATAATCTAATCCATCTGTAGGACAAATTAATCCTGGTTCTAAAACACCCATACGAGGATCAAATAATCCTCCAATTACTGGTTTATTATTAATATAAGTATCTCTGCTAGTAATTTCAGCAACTGAACTTTTTCGAATTTCTTCCGGTGAAAGAATACTAAATTGAATTCCAATTACTTTGGAACAATTTAGTGTATTATTGGAAGTTAATAACTTTGACATCTTTCTTATATTATAATACATTAGATTTAAATAGTTTATAATCAATTTTATTTAAAAAATGATTTTTATAAAATTGATATTATTAACAAATAGTATTAATAGTTAATAAATTATTAACAAATACTTATTAACAAATATATTTTTATTTATTATTCTTGATTTTGATTTAAAATAATAATATTATTATTATATAATAACATTATGTCACGTGATAATCAATCCAAATTATCAAAAAAAGAACAAAATAATATTTTAAAAAAACATAATAATATCAATAAAATAAAAAAAAATGTTGCATCTGATAGTGATAGTGATAGTGATTATGATGATGATGAAGAAGAAGAAGAAGAAGATACTGAAATGGATATGCACGAATATCAAAAATTTATTTCAAAATTATTTCCATCCAAATATATTGATGAAAAAGTTAAAGCAACTGAAAAAATAAATAAAGATAAAGATAAAGATAAAGATAAAGATAAAACTAAAACTAAAACTAAAACTAAAACTAAATTTAATAAAAAAGAAGAAGAAGAAGAAGAATGGGAAACTGATTCAGAACAAAATAAAAATAAAAATAAAAAAATAAAACAAAAAAATAAAAATAAAAATAAAAATAAAAATGTAGAAAACGATGATGATGAGGATGATGATGAAAATGATGAGGATGATGTACATAATAATAAATTAAATATTATATTAACTATTGGTGGTGTTGATGATAATGAATATGAAGATGATTATGATTCTGAATTTGAAGATGATGATGATGATGATGAAACTGAAAATGAAGATGAAGAAGTTTCAACAGATGAAACTACTGACACAGATGAAGAAAATAATAGTAATACCGAAGAAGAAGAAGATGATGAAAAACCTATTAAAAAAAAATATTTATTAAAAGACAAAAAGGATAAAAAAGATAAAAAAGAAGAGGATAATAATGAAAATGATAATAATGAAAAGGATAATATAGAGAAAGATGATACAAATATTGATGGAATTTTAAATAATCTTAAAGAGTTATTATTAAAAAATCCTCAAGATAAATCAATACAAAAATGTATAAATATATATGAATCAGATATAAAAAATAAAGAATTACGTGTAAATAAAAAAAATAAAAAACAAAAAGATAAAAATATGAGAATATTTAAAAAAATAATAAAAGATAAAAATACCATGAATGATTTTATATTTTATGAAAAATTACCATTAACAGAACAAATAAAAATAATTAAAGAATTAAAAGAAATAAATAAAATTACACGTATAGAAAAACCTTATAGAATGACACTTTTAGAATCGAATATTCCAGTTCAATTTAAATCTTGTGCTATGAAAAAAATAAATTCATTAAGATATATGGAACCAGGAAGTGGAGAATTTTATAAAATTAAAAATTGGGTGGATACTTTTATGCGTATTCCATTTGTTAAATATGAAGAATTACCAATTAGTATTGAAGATGGTGTTGATAAATGTCACGCTTTTATGGAAAATGCACAACAAATATTAGAACAAGCAGTGTATGGATTAAATGATGCAAAAATGCAAATAATGCAATTATTAGGTCAATTATTAACAAATCCAAAAGCAATCGGAACAGCTATTGCTATTCATGGTCCTCCAGGAACTGGAAAAACTAGTTTAATAAAAGAAGGTATTAGTAAAATTTTAAAAAGACCATTTGCATTTATTGCATTAGGAGGTGCAACAGATAGTAGTTTTTTAGAAGGTCATAGTTATACATATGAAGGTAGTACTTGGGGAAAAATAGTTCAAATATTAATTAATAGTAAATGTATGAATCCAGTGATTTATTTTGATGAACTAGATAAAATAAGTGATACACCTAGAGGTGAAGAAATAGCAGGTATTCTTACTCATTTAACAGACACATCACAAAATATGGAGTTTCATGATAAATATTTTTCTGAAATCAATTTTGATTTAAGTAAATGTTTATTTATATTTAGTTATAATGATGAAAGTAAAATAAATCCAATTTTAAAAGATAGAATGTATCGAATTAAAACAAATGGGTATAATGGAAAAGAAAAAACAGTAATTACAAATAATTATTTACTTCCAAAAATTCGAGAACAAATTAAATTTAATATAGATGAAATTATAATAAAGGATGATGTTATATCTTATATTGTAGAGAATTATTGTAATAAAGAAGATGGTGTAAGAAATTTAAAGCGTTGTTTAGAAATAATTCATACAAAATTAAATTTATATAGATTAATGAAACCAAATTCGAATTTATTTGAAAAAGAAATGTCATTAAAAGTAGAATTTCCATATAATGTTACAAAAGATATTGTAGATAAATTAATTAAAGTAGAGAATACTTCTACAGCATTATTAAATATGTATATATAATCAATATAAATATATTATAATATAATATAATAATTAATGAGTTTGGATTATTTTATATCTTGTAGAAAAAAATATAATAAAATAATTCAATATTTAAATTTTACAATAAATATTCATAAAGAAATAAATAATTTAAGTATTGAAGAAATTCAGTTATTAGATACGGAATTTATCCGAAAACTTACTTTAAATGATTATGATAATTTAATTAATCAAAAAGAATTATATATAGAATTAAAAGATATATGTGATAATAAAATAAAAGAATTATGTAATGAATTAAAACCGTGGTGTTGTGATCATATATATTTAGAAGATGATATTGATATTAATCCGGATTGTTCTCAACGAATAGTGTATTGTACTTTATGTGAATATACAATGTCAATATAAAATTATAATATATTATAATATATTATAATATATCATAAGTATTTAAATAAATATTTATGATATAAAAATGAATTAAATTAGATTTTCAATTTATATTATTATTTTAATTTAAATACTTATTCTATTTAAAGGAATATCATATATATAACTACTCCATAAAATAAAATTAGATATCCATCTATACTCACAATAACTATAAATATGTTTTGCTTTTGTTACAAGAAAAAAATCTATATATATATGGATTAAATTTTCATCAGTTGTTTTTTGAGTATGTTCAGGTTTATTTAAAAAAACAAATATATTATTATTATTATATTTTTCATATATTTGTTTTTTTAAATTTAACGAAGTAGATATTAATAAACAGTTTTCTTTATTATTGAATGAGTTAATAATATTGGAATAATCTTTATTTGGATCATTATAAAATATATTATCATCAAAACGATAATGATAGAGGTCATAATCAGGTGGTATCATATTAACACGTTGATTAAATAATTGTTCAAAACCAGGAGTAAATATAAATAAAGATTTAATATAATCTTTAATATCTTGTGTTATATTATTTACATCAGGATAATTATTTGAATTAATAGTAACAATTGGATGATTCGTATTTAAAATATATTGTATGATATCATTATCGTGTGAGTTTTCATCACCATATGAAAATCCTTTATGTGGTATATTATATAATTTGGAAAATTCTATTGGTAATTTATGTATTACAAATTGACTTATAGAACATTTAGACAAATCAACATAAAGATTTATTTTTTTATTAAAATCTTTTTTAAGTATTTGTAATAAATTAATTAAACCTCTTAAATTATCACCGAGTCCCGCATTAGAAAATGTATATATAATATTCATTTATAACTATTTATATTATAAATATTTAAGTATTTATATTATAAATATTTAAGTATTTATAATTATAAATATTTAAGTATTATTATATTACTATATTACCAAATAGTATTTGTATTATGCCACCACATATCATCTTGTTTTTTAACATCAAATATAGATCTAAACAGTTGAGAACGAGATAAAGGAATATTACATCTATATTTATCAAGTGGATGTGGATTAGTTTTTAATTGTGCAGATATGGCTTTTTTAGAAATTTTTTGTTTTTGTTGAATTGCAAAATATGTATAAAATGTTTCATAAGATAATTTACGAATTGAACTATATTCTTTTTTACTTTCTTGAAATTCTTTTAAATATCTATCACAAATAGCCATTCCAGATATATCTGCTAAATCTTCGCCAACACCAATAGTTGCATCAAACACAATATTATCTCTCTTAGCGAATTGTTCATATTGATTAATGACATCTGCTTGTAATAATTTATATTTTTTTTTATCAGTATCAGTCCACCAATCGTATAAATTACCATCATATCCATATTGACTACCCCAATCATCAAATCCGTGTGACATTTCGTGTCCAATAGTAAATCCTAAATGTGCTAAATTATATTCAAGACCTCTTGCGTTTAAATCAACGAATGGTTTTTGTAAATATCCTAAATTAATAAATATAGAATTTTTTGATGGTGTATAAGAAGCATTAACAATATATGCTTGTGTTCCAGCCATTTTAACTGGATATTCATTCCAATTCATAACTGGAATACACATAGGTGTTTTTCCTTCTAATTCGATAAATTTTTTATGTCTCCAATTCATAAGTCGAATCATATTATCATATAAATTATTACTATAACTAATATTTGGGTCATCCATAATATTATTTTGTTTTCCATATACAAATTTAAAATGTTGTAATTTTTTAATAGCATATTTTTTAGTTGAAGGTGCTAACCATGTATTTTCTAAAATTTTTTGAAATACAATTTTTAAATCTTCACACATTGTTTTAGCATATTCCATTACTTTTGGGTTTTCAAATTTAGCCACATATTGATCTGTTAAAAAACTATTAAAAGGTAAAGACATATATAAAGCAGAACTAACTGCATTACTAGTATTGATTCCAGATTCGCCTCTTTCGAAATTACCATAAAAATCATATGTAATCTTTTCCCAATCTTTAGTTAATCGAATTAATCTCCTAAATAAAATAAATAACCAATATGTTTTCCATTTAGAAGAATTCCAATTTTTTAATAATAAATCTGAACCACATTTTAAATAATTAATATTATTAGTAATAAAAAATTTTGGAGGAGTATTAAATCCGATACTTTTTGAAAAAGTATTCCAATCAAAATTATATTTTGTTAATGCTTCATCAGCATATACTTTATTATAAGATTTATTATTTTTAGTTATATCAAGACAACCTAATGTATTAAACATTTCAACTTCGACATCAAATACATCATGAGAATTATATCCATTATTAGGTCCTAATATAGTATCAAATATTTTTTTACAATAACTATAATATTTCTCTCTATATTTTTTTTTATATTCTACATTTATTCCATCATCATAATATACAGATATATCTAAAATAGTGAATTGATGGGAAGCAATATTAGATCTATAATGTATATTATCTTTTCCATCAGGAGCTAAATACCAATTAAAAGGAGCTTCACTTGAAAGCATTTCATCTGTATTAATATAACCTAATAATTGCCAAGCATTACCCTTATTAATATAATCATCAATTAAAGAAACATATTTTTGTCCGAGTTTTCTAGTATATTTATGTGAATTCATTTTGATAATAGAATCATAAAACATTTTCATATTACGTGATAATTTTGTATCATTATTTTTAATATAATCTGTAATAATATCGTATAAATCTCTATAAACTTTATCTTGTGCTAATCTAAAATCATCTAATTCAACAATATATTTTTGTTTTTCTTGTAAAGAAACATTTTTAAGCCACTGGGAATTAATATAATTATAAAAGTCATTATTTGGTTTAATACTAGATGAAGTAGTATTTAATAATAATTGTTTTACAAAAAATGCTTTATTTTGAGAATTTGTTTTTGTTAATTTGTGTTTATTTTTTTTACTAAATACTTTTTCAAAAGATGATAAATTAATAGTATTATAATCGATAGGTTGTGTTAGTGTTTTATGTGTTTTGTATGTTTTACTTTTTTTACTGGTTTTATATATTTTACTAGTTTTACTCATTTATAATAATGTAATATATTAATATTGTGAATAAGGAACATTATTACCTCCGCGTAAAACTAAATAATTATATTGATTACCAGTCATACATGCGCAACCACTACTATTAGAATATGTATTAGGGCAACATTCAGGTTTAAATGGTGTATTAGCAAACATTAACATTTCTCCTTCTGGTAAAGGAATGGGTTGTGATTTACGATTTAAAACAGATTGAACTCCTGAACTAAGTGGTTGTCCGGGAGTAACAGTCATATCAGGTAAAGACCAGTTTGCGGTGCTAACTGGTGAATTATCATTTAAACTATATGGTGAAGATAATCCATAATTAATGTTAGCTCCAGTAAATCCTTCACTAGTGGTAGTAGCTGTAGTAGTTGAAGTGGTGCCATTAGTTCCAGAAGCGTTTTGTGTGGCTAAATTGCTTTGTATTTGTTGTTTATGTTTAGCGTGTTGTATTTTAGATTGAAGGTGTTGTATTTTAGGTTGAAGGTGTTGTATTTTGTGTGTGATATTACCAGAAATATCACTAGCAGTGGTCATTCCTTCTATATTACAACAACTACAAAATGTATGAACACATATAATTAAATAAAGGATTCCGATAAAAATAAGTATTTCAAGATTTATTTTATAACCGAATAAAGAAATATCCATATTATACATATTTCATAGATTATAATTTTTTTTATTTTTTTCTAAAAATAAGTCAATATTTGCGTTATAATCATAAAATTTATGATTTTCGATATAAAAATATTTTTTATTAGTTAATAAATGATATAATTTGTTATGTTTATTTATTATATTTGAAACTAAAGATAACCTATTATACTTATTTTCATTATCACTCAATAACAAATTGGGTCCACCATCAATAATTATATTATTTCCTAAATTATATTTGAATTGTTTATTTAATGTATTACCATTAATTATAACTATTCCATAAACTATTATTTCATTTTCTAATAAATCACCTACTTTAATATCTTTTATTTGTTTATATGTTTGATTATGTAATTTTATATTAGTATTTTTTTTAAATCCGCTATCTAAATAGATATGAATATCTTGTAATTTATGAATTGGAAATTCATGATAATTATTATTAATTTCAATTATATTAACCTCATCTATTTCATCCCAATCCATAAATGTTATATTATTTATTTGTATAGTTTTATTATTTGTATTTAAACAATATAAATAAGGTTCATCATAACTAATTAATTTAATCGCTGATGGGTGGTCTGATGTAAGAATCCATTTATTTTCATATTTCACTAAATGTGATCCTGAAACAATAATATTATTTAAATTATACATATCAGAACCTTTAGTTGTAACTTTAATAAATCCTGTTACTGAATTATTTTTAAATAAAATATCTCCTATTTTTATATTTTTTATTTTTTTATTTTTCCCATTATTCATTTTTATTAATGTATTTTTATCAAAGCATTTAATTGTAGGTATGGATAAATTACTTTGAATATGTAAAAAATCCATCATAAATGCTAATATTAAAGCAAGTGGAACTGCGATTGCGATATAAATAGCGGTATTTACTGCTGCTGCTCCCCATGTGAATGGAAGTATCCACATTATAGTAATTATAGCGGATAAAGCTATTAAAATTCCAATTATGAATTCTACTATAGCACCCATTAATGATTGTAAAGTATAATATGATCCGAATAATGTAAATAAGGCTGCTGTCATTGAACCTTCTACTTTAGCAATTAAATCTTTAAAACTAATAATTATTTGTTGTAACGGAATCATACAATTCATAATACGTCCCATAATTTCTTGAGAAATTTCTTGAAATAAATTTCGTATTGTATTAATCATTGTACGAATGGATTGTATTTCATCTTCAATTTCTGTGGCTATACTATTTAAAGTGCTTACAACATAGGTTAAAGGTTCTATAGCTACTTCTGAAATATTAGTTAAGATGTTTTGTGTACAATATGTAAAATTGTCTTTTGTATAATCCAGTATTGATACACCAGTAGGTCTTGTAATTAATCCTGCAAAGGGTATAATATTTAATTTACATCGTTGATTTGGCCAATCATTTATAATGGGTTGAACGTTTTTCATAATTAAACAATATGTTATCAGTAACAATAATATTATTGTAATAAATATACATAATAAAACAGAACCACCATATTGATCAAAATAATTTAAATTTTGATATTTTTTTAATAAATTAGGTATATTTATATTAGTATTAGTATTATTACTATTATTAGTAATATTATTAGTAATATTAGTAGTATTCATATATAATATATTTTTAAAAAAAGTATAATAATAGACTATTCAATATTAGACATTTTTAACAAATAATCTTCCCAATCCCAAAAAATTTCATTATTTATTTGTATTTTATGAGTATTTGTAATTAAACAACTAAAGAATTTAGTTTTTTTTTTAGATAAAACTGCTTTATTATAATTTTCTACTTTTATAAATTTATTTTGAGATGAATCATATACTAAATGAGAACCGGTTACATAAATATTTTCTTTATTAATTCCATTTTTTTTAATTACATATAAAGGAATATTATCTATTTTATTATCTATTTTCATAACTGCTTCGACTATTGAGCCATCTTCTAGAATATCTCCTAAATTTATATTTTTTATAAATTTAATTGTTTGATTTTTTAGTTTAATATTAGTATTTGGATAAAAACATTTTCCAAGTGATTTTACTAATTGACCAGGTGGTGCATTCCAAGCACTATTCATTGTTAAAATGCTTCCATCTAGCACATACATAAGACTTACTAGAATACCTATTGTTTTTCCAACTAAATCTTTAATTGATATTATTATTTTTTGAAATTCAATAATTATATTTAAAAATATTCCAAAAACAGATTCAATTATACTAGAAAATAAACTTCGTATTTTATCAATCATAGCTCTAATACTATTAATTTCTTCCATAAAATTTCCAAACATATCAGAAAGTGAGCTTGTTATAAATGTTAACGGTTGTAATAAATTTCCCATTAAATTTGTTTGTATAGATGAAATACAATAACTAAAATTTGTTTCTAAATTATCTGCTAATGGCATATAAATTGGATTACAACGATATAAAGGCCAATTAGCTTTAATTATAGCAATTTGACTAAAATAAAATACTGCTATAATATATATAAAAAATAGTAAATTTATATAAAAAAAATGTATCCAATTTTTTCCAGATGGCATAACTTATATTATTAATATAATATTATTAGTTAAATTAATAGTTAAATAATACTTTATATATTATGGGACGTTTTTCATTACAATATACTAATAATTCACAAAATAATATCCCTATTTTAAATGATTTACAAAATTTACAAAATTTACAAAATTTACAAAATTTACAAAATATTAAACCTAATAAACTTATTAAACCGATTAAACCTATTAAACCTATTTTTGATAAAAATATGAATTATTATATTTGTAGTTATGGAGGATCTGGGTCAACTATATTATTTAAGTATTTATCTAATTTTGGTAATGTTAAACATATTCATGATAGATATCCACCTGTTAATTTAAGTTATATAGGTAATACAAATACTACTGAAAATGTATATAGTGAATGGTTTAATAATATAGAAATACCCAAAGATAAATTACAAAATTATAAAGTTATATTTATTTATAGAAATCCCATTCCAGTAATTTATAGTAGATTTATTAATAATAAAAATCATTTAAATCATATTAAATGTGATAATAATGGAGAAATTAATTTGTTTGATGTTTTAAAATATAAAAAAGATTTATATAAATTAGAGAATTTTTTTGATGAATATACAACAAATAATAAAAAATATGATGTTTATTGTATAAAATATGAATTATTTTGGAATAATATAGAGTTTTTTAATAATGTAATGAATATTCCAAATATTCAAGAATTATATCCAATTAAAATAGAACATCCTAAAAAATATAAGTATAATAATCAATTAAGTATAATTTATAATTCTTTAATTCAGAAAATGAATAAAATGCCTTATATTAAAATAATTAAATCTAATATCTAATATCCAATATCTAATATTATTTATATTTTTTTTCTTTATGTTTTTTACTTTTACTTTTAGATTTATATTTTCTTTTATATTTTGTAGATTTACATTTTTTTTTATATTTTGTAGATTTACATTTTTTTTTTCCTCCTTTTATAAAAGCATATTTATCATATTGACTATTAGAAAGTGATTGAGTAGATATTTGTGATGATTTTTGAATTACAGAATTAGCCGTAGTAGGAGAATTATTTGTTCCAGATGATTGAAATTGTGGAACATTAATAGTTGTAGGTGATGATAATGTTGGTGCTACTCCTGCTCCTCCTGTTAATAAACGATTATTATTTGATTGTTTTAAACTATTAGCACTAATTGTAGTTGAAGTGGAATTAGGATTACTATTACTAGTAATTTGTGGATATTTCATTCCTGGATATAATGAAGTCATAATATATAAATATATAATATTAGTTTAAAAATAAAATATTATAATACTTATAAATTATATAATGAATGAAAAACAAAGATTACAATTGCAAAATATGATTAAAGCAAATAATGTTGAGGATCAAACTCAATTAATACGAAATTTAAAACATAGTCATATTTTACGTAGTGAAGTAAATAATTTGTTAATTCTTAAAGAGAAATATAAAGATGATGATGATCAATTATATAATGAATGTATTAATAATTGTAATTTTTTATTCACTTATTATACTGAAATTTTTAATAAAATACGCAAAGATGAAATTGATATAAATATTTTAAATAATTTTTTGGATGTATTAAAACAAATTGAAGATAATGAATTAGATCAACATGAAGGATCATTTAAGATTGGAAGTATTTTAAAAGAATTATATGTAGATAGTGCTTTAAAAAAAGCAGATAAAATAAATGAAAAATATGATATAAATATAAAACAAGTACCACAAAAAAAAAATATATCTTGGAGTGAATTTAAAAATAAAAATAAATAAACAATAATATAATATAAATATATATTTATATTTATATTATCTTATTATGTCATCCAACAAATTAACACAAATTTTAATTATAGTGGAAAGTCCTGCAAAATGTAAAAAAATAGAAGAATATCTTGGAAAAGGATATAAATGTATAGCTACATATGGACATTTACGAGAACTCATTTCTCTCAAAAGTATAGATATATTAAATAATTTTAAACCTACTTATTCAATTATTGATAATAAAATTAAAAAAACTCAATTACAAAAAATAAAAAAAGAAATCTTAAAATCTAGTGAAGTTATTATCGCCTGTGATAATGATCGTGAAGGTGAAAAAATCTGTTTTTGTATTTGTGAAATTTTTAAATTAGATATAAAACATACAAAACGTATTACATTTAATGAAATTACACAAAGTGCGATTCAATATGCTATTCAAAATCCATCTATAATAGATCTAAATTTAGTAAATGCACAACAAGCTCGTCAAATATTGGATTTATTGGTGGGGTTTAAAGTGTCATCCATATTATATAAATTTTTATCAACTAAAGATAATAAAGATAATAATATTATCTTTTCTGCTGGTCGTTGTCAAACACCTGCTTTAAAATTAATTTATGATAATCAATTAGAAATTAATAAAAATACTAATACAAAAGTATATAATACAACCGGTTATTTCACAAATAATAATTTAATTTTTGAATTAAATAAACAATATCAAACTGAAACTGAAATAACTAATTTTTTATATAAAAGTAAAATTTTTCAACATATTTATACTTGTTCGAATCCAGTTAAAATTGTTAAAAAAAATCCAATACCATTTACAACATGTAGATTACAACAAGTAGCTAGTAATGAGTTGCATTATTCTCCAAAAGAAACAATGGATATTTGTCAATCTCTCTATGAAAATGGATTTATAACATATATGCGAACTGATTCTATCAAATATAGTTCAGAATTTATTGATTCTGTTACAAAATATATTTTACAATTTTATAATTGTGAAAATTATATTAATACAAATATTAAAGAAATGAATAATTTAACCAATATAAAAGAAGCTCACGAAGCTATCAGACCTACTAATATTTTTCTCTCTGAATTAACTCATTCAAATAATAATAAAGAGAGAAAAATGTATAAATTAATTTGGGAAAATACATTAGAAAGTTGTATGGCTGAATCTTCTTTTAATTCTATAACAGCAACTATTTTAGCTGCCGAAAATACCGAATTCACATATAATAGTCTTCAAAATGATTTTCCTGGATGGCAAATCGTTTCAAAAAAATATTTAAATGAAATACATTCTAATAAAGATTATTATTATTTACAATTACTTAAACAAAATTCTATTATTGTTTATAAAAAAATTATATCTAATTTATCAATTATTAATTCTAAACAACATATTACAGAAGCTTATTTAGTAAATCTTCTTGAAAAAAAAGGCATCGGTAGACCATCCACATTTGCTTATATAATAGATAAAATTCAAGAACGAGGTTATGTAAAAAAAAAAGATATATTAGGCACAGAAATTATATGTAACAATTTTGAATTATTAGAAAATGGAGATATTAATGAAATTACTTTAAATAAAATATTTGGAAATGAAAAAAATAAATTAATAATTCAACCAACTGGTATAACTGTTATTGAATTCTTAAATAAATATTTTAATTATTTATTTAATTATAATTATACTTATATTATGGAGGAACAATTAGATAGTATATCTAAAGGTGATTTTATTTGGTATAAATTATGTGAAAAATGTAATAATGAAATAGATGTGTTAATCTCTAATTTAATTACTAGATTTCAAGATGAAACAGAAGTTGTAGAAATTTCTGAAACTGATATAAAACAAATTAATCAACCAGATAATATAGAAATGATTGATACAAATAAAACAAAAAATATAATTGGACAATATAATGGTAAAGATGTTATTTTAAAAAAGGGTAAATTTGGATTATATTTAATGTGTGGAACTATTTCTAAAACATTAAAAAAATTAGGTAATAGACCAATTGAGAATATTACTTTTGATGAAATTAAACCATATTTAGAAGAAGGTGACAATTTAATTCGAAAAATAACTTCATCATTATCTATAAGAAAAAGTGTAAAAGGAGATTATTTATTTTATAAAACTGTAAAAATGAAAACTCCAAAGTTTTATGATATAAATATATTTATCTTGGAAACAGGTGAAGATTATAAAATATGTGATATAGTTATTTTAAAATCGTGGATATTTGACAAATATAAAATATAAAATAAAATATAAAATAAAATATAAAATAAAATATAAAATAAAATATAAAATTTAACTTAATACACATTATACTCATTTTTGTAAAAGTATAAAGTAAAAATTCAATTACTTTATACAATGCAAATATGTGATATATATAAATTAGAAGAATAATATATAAACTTGGATAATATAAATTATTATAATATGTTATAATAATAAATGAATAATTTATTACATTCCAGTTTATATAAAAGTTTTTTAATTGCGGGATTAATTGCATTTATTGTTGGGTTTTTTACACAAACGACAGTATCTTTTAATGCATATATTTCTGGATATTTTACATTATTATTAGGTATTATAATGTTAATATCTAGTATATTTAATAAAATATCAAGAACACAAAATAGTGAACTTCAATCTCTCTATAATATGTTTATGTCAACAGGACCTTTTTTATTATTGTTGGGTATAATTATTTTTATGTTATATTTAATGATATTTAATCAAAATAAAATAATTAGTGGAAATATTTCTTCTAATTATACTTTATTTAATAATGTAATTATTTTATTATTAATAGTTCAAATATATATCATTACTAATAATATTAATACAGATGAATTTAAAGAACGAGGTAAAATATCATCCGTAATTTTATCAATTCTTTATTTTTTATCTATGTTATTAATTATATCTGAAATTAATATTAATATTATTCTTACTAGTTATACAACTGATGGATTTACTTTTTAACTATTTAATATTTAAGTATTTAAATATGTAGAACACATAATGTGTTTTTAACATTTTCATCATAATGATGATCATTATGACAATGACCATCATCCAACCATATTTTATAAATTATATTTGATGGAATTGGATAGAGCGGTTTAAAATAATTATTATTATTATTTATATAATCCTTAATTAATATATTTTCTAATGGTATTAATAACTTTTCTTGGGTTATATTATTAATTACATATAACGTATAATTACAATTTATTAAATAAAACTGTTTTTTTATATTTTCATATAAATTTATTAAAGTGCAATCTTTAAATACACTTACCCATTCTCCATAACCACAACATTTAGTTATTTCAAATATATATTGTAATTCATGTATATTACGCATATAATTTTCTTTTTTAGAATTATAAATTTTTAATTCTTGATTATCTTCAAATTCCATATTTATATTTGTATAAGTATTTTATATTATTTATAAATAAAAATATATTTAATTAATTAAATATTATTAATTAATTAAATATTATTGATTAATTAAATATTAATTAATTATTAAAGGTGTTATAAATTTATATGTTAATCCATAATTATGAATAGTTTCCCATATACCAGATATTTTAAGAATAAATGATGATGTAATATTTGTATTACCTATATCATTAAAAATTTTTATATTTCCATTCTTTAATTGTTCGTATATTTTAAATTGAGGTATTTTATTTATAATTTCACTTTTTTTTAGTAAATTTTCTTCAATATTTTTTAAATTATTTATTATTTCTTTATTAATTAATGTATTAAAATTACATTTATATTTTGTATAATAACTTTCACACGTAATATCCGTTATAGTAACATATAAATATACTCCATTTAATACAACATTATACGTTGAATATATAATTCTAATAAAATTTCCATCATTTATAATATTATTTTTAATCGGATCGCAAAAAAATATATTATCTTCATTATATTCATCTATTTTTTTTGCAATATTCATCTATTATTATATTATTAACATTAAAACTAATAATGTTTTTAAGTTATATATTTATTATTTATTTAGTTTATAATTTAAATAAAGAATAATTATTTTTATAATAATGAAGTTTTTTGAAACACATTTTGAAGAATATATTTTTGAAAATAATAGAGAAGATTTACATCCAAAATTAAATAAAATTTATGACAATTTACCCAAAAAAATAAATCAATTCAAAAATTTAATTTTTTTTGGACCAAACGGCACTGGTAAATATACACAAATGTTAAAAGTTATTAAAAAATACAGTTCCACAGAATTAAAATATGAAAAAAAAATAAGTTTGACATATAATAAACAACAATACTTTTTTAAAATTAGTGATATTCATTATGAAATTGATATGTCTTTATTAGGTTGTAATTCAAAATTATTATGGCACGAAATATATCAACAAATTATTGATATTATATTAGCTAAAAGTGAAAAATCTGGAATTATTGTTTGTAAATATTTTCAAGATATACACAATGAATTATTAGATAATTTTTATAGTTATATGGAAAAAAATAATTATATATCTATTGATTTAAAATTTATAATTATTACTGAAGAATTAAGTTTTATTCCTGATAATATATTAAATTGTTGTGAAATTATTAATGTTTCTAGACCTACTAAATGCGCCTATATGAAATGTATTAAAAATAAAATATCTAATAAATTAAAACTTGAAAATATCACTAATATTAAATTATTACATTTATGTAATGAAGATTTAATGTTACAATATAAAATTATATGTAATAAAATAATTTATAATTTAATTAATATTAATGAAATGCAATTTTTAAAATTCAGAGATTTATTATATGATATTTTTATTTATAATTTAGATATTACAGATTGTATTTGGTATATTCTCTCTACTTTAATTGAACAAAAATATATTAAAAAAGAACATTTATCTAAAATATTAATTAAAACATATTGCTTTTTTCAATATTATAATAATAATTATCGACCTATATATCATATCGAAAAATATTTGTTATATTTAATTACATTAATACATAATTTTAATTATTTGGACCATGGAAATAATTGATATCCTTTAACATTATTTGTTATATTTCTATTTATAAAATTATAATTTTTTAAATATACACCTATTGGTGTAGGTATTATATTATTCGTTTGTGCAATAAAAGCAAAATTCTTATAAGTTTTAGGAATACCTCTATGATAAAAAATACTACTTGTATGGATTGCCATTATATTATATTATATAAATATATATTTATAATTCAAAAAAATATATTATTACATTTGGACTGTATCATCTTCTACATTTTTAGAAATTTTACCTTGTCCGGTTCTATAATTAGCTAAACTTCCTTCTTGATTTAATAACATAAATAACGCATATCTATATCTATTTTCTCTATTTTTACTAGTAACTGATGTATTTCCTTCATCATCTGCTATAATATTTCCACTTGCGTCTCTTTTAACTTTATCACTACTTATTACAGGATGATTTTTAGTAAATTGTAAATTATATTTACCAAAAATATCTAATATTTCTTTTATTAATTTTTGCACTGTTGGGTCAGAGCATAATTTTGTATTAGTTTCACTCTTATCTTCTACACCATTCATAACCATTTTCTGATTTAGTATACCAGCACAATCAATCATAACAGGAGTTGCGGTTTTAATTCCAACCATTTGTTTAGCAGAATTATAAGCATTACTGGCACTACTACTTAAACTATCTTTAGCACTTTTCAACCTAGATGTTATACCCATATTTGGTACCCAATTGCCTGCTCCACCTTTATTTTTTCTAGTTTTTATATTTTTTCTAGTTTTTATATTTTTTCTAGTTTTTATATTTTTTCTAGTTTTTATATTTTTTCTAGTTTTTTTATATATTTTTTTAATTGTATAAGTCATTTATATATAATAATAATATATTATAAGATAGTTAATATTTTTAATTAAGATGAAGTGATTTGTTATTCTAAATATAAATATAAATTAAATAATTTTAATACTTAAAGTTTATAATTTATATTTTTCTATGAATTGTAAAAAAGCATTAGAAATATTAGAAATAGACTTACCTTATATAAATGATATATCATTAATATATTTACAAAAACAATATAGAAAATTAGCATTAATTAATCATCCAGATAAAAATGGTAATACATTAGATTCAAATGAAAAATTTAAAGAAATAAATAATGCTTATACATTTTTAAAAAAAGAAATAAATAATTTAAATTCATATCAAGATGAAGATGACATTGATGAAAATAATAATTCTTCTATTTATGTAGATATTTTAACTAATTTTATAAAAAATATATTTGATAAAAAATATACAGAATTATTATCAAAAATAGTAATAAAAATATTAAATGCAGGTAAGAATATATCAATACATTTATTTGATGATTTAAATAAAGATACTACATTATATATTTATATTTTTCTCTCGAATAATCGTTCAATACTTCATTTAAATGAAGAGATATTAAATATAATTCGAGATATAGTAGTTAAGAAATATGATAATGTAGAAATATATAAATTAAACCCAAATATAAATGATTTAATTAATAATAATGTTTATAAATTAGTAATAAATGAAAATTTATATTTAGTACCATTATGGCATAATGAATGTTATTTTGATAGTTCTGGTTGTGAAATAATAGTGATATGTGATCCTGAATTGCCTGAAAATATAAGAATAGATGATGATAATAATATATGTATAAAAACAATAATTTCTCAAAAGAAAATAAGTGAAATGATAATAAGCAATAATTCAATTAAAATAAATATTGGAGAGAAAGAATATATTATTCTTCTCTCTAATTTATATATGAAAAAAGAACAAAATTATAGAATATTAAATCAAGGATTATCTAAAATAAAAAATGATATATATGATATATCAGATAAAAGTGATATAATTGTAAATATTACAATTATATAAGTAATTGAATTATTACTGAAATAAAAAATTTATAAATAATTGAATTATTTATAAATTGAATAAGTAATTCAAATATTACTGAAATAAAAAATTTATAATAATAAAATTTATAATAATATAATAATAATAATTAATTAATTATACCTTCTTTTTTGGTGCTCGTTTTTTATTTTTTGAAGAGATTTCTTCAACATTTTCTTCAACAGTATCTTCTTGTGTAGTAGCGACTGTTTCTGTTTCTGTTTCGGTTTCTTCAATAATTTTATCTTTACCATTATTATATTTACTGCTAAAATCTTCATCATCATCACCTCCATCATCATCACTATCATCTACAATAGTGCTACTAATAATATCATTTGTTTCAGTTGATTGAACTAATGATTTCAACTTTTCTTTATCAGCAGGTTTAGGTTTTAAGAAACACGTTCCTTCAATAATTGAAGATGTTTTTGGTTTTTGAACGATAGCTTGTTTTAAATTCCAAGTAATAGATACTTTTCCATTAACAAACCATAATCCACCACATTGAATTAAACATATAACGTGTGTTTTGGGTTTCAAAAAATCCAAAGGAGTAACACCAGTATTTAAAGATTTAATAAACAATGGTTCGCCTTCTTCATCATAAATTTCAGATTGCCATCCAGTTTTCCAACAAGGAATTTTAAGAGTAAGTGTAGGAGGTCTGTTATAATCTAATTCAGCACTATTTTTATCTAATTTAGGATGTCTTAACATAACATTGAATTTTTCTTCCATTACTTCAGGACTTTTGATTTCTTTTCCAAACCATTCTTTAGAATATGTTAAAGCATCTTGTTTAACTTTTGCTTCTAAAGCACGCATAGAAGTAAGAAATGCTTCTGCATCATCATTACAAAAATCTTTACTTGGAAATTGTAATGACATCGTAAATTTTCCAGTAGGATTTTTTTGTTGATCTTGTCCTTCTTGAGCACCCCACGTAAGTATTAATGGAGTAGAAATAGTCAAAGATTCTTTAAAATGTTTATTTAATAAATTGACTACTTTACCTCCTGTAGGATTTGCTTTAGGTGCAGTGTATGAAAACACACTTGTATCAATATTTGTTCCATCAATGATTGCACTTGCCATTTTATTAGTATAAGTTATATTACTAAGTTATCTTTAAATCAATTTTTTTTTAAATGTATAATCAAATGAGAATGATTAGATAATAATAATAAATTAATAATAAATTAATAATAAAACAGTTCAAAAAGAATTATCTATAAATAATATATAAAATATATGAATACAAATATAAAAAAAGAATTAAATCATATTTTAATGGATGAATATATGACTCTTATTACTAATAAATGTTTACATAATTTTAAAATATCTAATAATACATATAAAATTGATAATGATAAAATCATTATACCTACTATATATAATTTTAATGAAATCACTAAATATAATTATAATGTGAATCAATTAAAACTTTTTGCAAAACAATATAATTTAAAAATAAGTGGAAATAAAAAACAGTTATTATTAAGAATATATTCTTATTTATATTTTTCATCGTATATTATTAAAATTCAATCTAATTTTAGAAGAATTCTTGTTAAAAAATATAAATATTTACGTGGTCCTGCATTAATAAAACGTACATTATGTAATAATATAGATGATTTTATTACAATGGAATCATTACAAAATATTAAATTTGATTATTTTTTTAGTTATACAGATATAGATGGATTTATATATGGATTTGATATTATTTCACTTTATAATTTATTTTTACAATCTAAAAATGTTAAAATAATTCTTAATCCTTATAATAGAAATGTTATTCCTGATTATGTATTTAAAAATGTTAAAATTATATTAAAAATATCTAAAATATTAAAAAAAAATATTAAATTATGTTATGAAGATGATACTAAACTTTTACCTATTGGTAAAATAATAGAATTAAGATGTTTAAATTTATTTCAAAATATAGATGCTTTAGGAAATTATTCAAATTATACTTGGTTTTTATCTTTAACTAAAAATAAATTGTTAAAATTTATGAGAGAACTAGCTGATATATGGAATTACCGAACTCAAATCCCAATTGAAGTTAAACGGTCGATTTATCCTCCGTCTGGAGATCTTTTTAGAAATTTTAGTATGTCTTATATTTTGAATGAAGAAAATATATTTAATATTCAAATTTATATTTTAGAATTTTTAGAAAAAATAATAAATAGTGGAATAGATAAAGATAGTAAAACTTTAGGTGCATATTATGTTTTAGGTGCATTAACTTTAGTTAATGATTCAGCTTCAATTGCTCTTCCTTGGCTTTTTCAATCTTTTGTATATTTTTAATTTTATTATATTTAAAAATATTTTATTAATTAATTAATTAAAAAATATTTTAAAATTTATTAATTTTAAAATATTTCATTAATTTTAAAATATTTCATTAATTTTAAAATATTTCATTAATTTTAAAATATTTCATTAATTTTAAAATATTTCATTAATTTTAAAAAATATTTCATTAATTAATTAATTAATTAATTAAAAAATATATTTAATTTCATTAATTTAATGTAATAGCATATTACTATATATAATATATATTATTTGCGTTAAATAACTTAAAAGTATATATTATTATATATTATAATAAAATGCCAAAGAAGATCGTTAAGAATACCGATAGTTCAATTCTAGTTTCTGCTGAAAGTGAGATTTCTACTGAAAATGTAACTTTAGAAAAGAAATCACGAAAGCCTAAAGCAGTTAAAACTTCATCTAAAACATCTCTACCAATTACTTTAGATGTTTCTCCAAGTATTTCAGGAACTTCTCTTGTTGAGAGTTCAACTTCAGTAAAGTCTCCTGAACCCCAAAATGTAGTAATTTCAGATCCTGAAACTCCTCTTGCGGAACAATCAATTGAATTTCTATCCAAGCTTCAACAATTGAGTCTTATTATTTCATCTTTAAAGGTTGAATATAGATTTCTTGAAAAGAAGTGGAGTCGTGAAATAAAAGTAGCACAAAAGCAATCCTCTAAACGAAAGCGTAAGGCAGGAAATCGTGCTCCTTCTGGATTTGTTAAGCCAACAAAAATTTCAGATGAACTTGCCAATTTTCTAGGAAAGGATAAGGGAACTGAAATGGCTCGCACTGATGTCACTCGTGAAATTAATACTTATATTCGTGCAAATAAGCTTCAAGATAAGGATAATGGACGTAAAATTAATCCTGATAGTAAGCTTACTGTTCTTTTAAAGTTGAAAAAAACAGATGAACTAACATATTTTAATTTACAAAAATATATGTCTCCTCATTTTGCTAAAGCCATTAAAGTAGAACCCGTTGTTGTTCCTGTAGTTTCAGCAGAGGTAACTGTTTAATTTTAAAATTGTATAATTTATTAAAAATTTTTTAAATCTGTTCTTATTTATAATTTTGATTTCAATATTGAAATCAAAATTAAAATACTTATCGGTATTCATACAATTTAACTACTTTAAATCTTATTTATAATTTTGATTTCAATTTTAAAATCAATATTGAAATACTTATCCTAATTCACATATACACATACGCAAATTTGATAATATATAATTTAATAATTTGGTTTGTTTTTGCTTATTTACATTAATTAAAAAATTTTCTGCAACTGATATATCTTTAATCATTTTCATATTTTTATATTTCGATTCTATAAATTTATATAATTCGTATTGCGTTGATAATGTATGTTTAAATTGTAAAAGAGAATCATTATTATTACTACACCATAATAAAAAATCTTGATAATTATTTATTAAAATACCTTTTATTATATAATATGCTAATACGTGTGTGTTTTCTTTATATAAATAATCTCTTAATCTCTTACTATTCTCATTTGTAGAATATAAATCATTATAAGTTAAACCCATAAAATTTAATATTTTTACTAATTGAAATAAACTATATATTCTCTCTAAATTTAATAAAAATAAAAACTGAGACATAAATTCATTAAAATCATTCTTATTTTTTATTACAAAATAACTACAAAATAATATATTTAGTATTTCTGCCCAAAATTCCGTATAAGATTCGTATAAAGTTACTTTGGAATTCACTTTAAAAATGGATAAAATATTCTTGGTGTTTTCATCTATATTCATATTTGAAAAATCTAAACCAAAACTATGAAATGTTTCGTGAATTAAAACTTTAAACCATTCTTCTTTTCTAAATATTACTATTTCTGAATCTTTGGGACATGATGTTGTAAATGCAGTATTTGCGTGATTTTCATCAATTATATCTATATTTGATTTCGGTAATAATTTCTTTAGTGAAGTAAAATATAAATATATAATTAAAGTGGTTGAACATTGTTTTGATGCATATTTATTTATTATATATATCCATAATATTATTGAATCTACATATTTATTAAACATTTCTATTATTATATTTTTTATTGAATCTTCTATAACAAAAATAATCTTTATTTCTCGTTCATAGAGAGAAAAAGTATAAATTATTTCACTTTTCGAATGTGTGTTTATATGATTTATTATTTTTTCTGGAAATGATTTTGTATTAAAGTAGGATGGTTTTAATATTTGCGATTCAGTTGTAATTGCTTTTATTGTTCTTTTAAAATATTCTCCTTTTTGTTTTATAGTATGTAAATATTTATATGCTTCATTTATATTATCATATAATTGATAAATTAGTAAAGTTGTTTTTTTACAATGTTTTATATTTATTTTATTATTTTGTGTAAAAAATAATATTAAATCTTTACTACTTTTTAATAATCGCATTCTTATTATATTTATTTATTTTTTTAATTATTAACATTATAATTAAAAAAATTGAAATATATAATTATTTAAATATATATAACATTTTAATCAATCTCAATCAGTATGCAACTACAAAGACAAAGACAACCCGAAACTATTGACGTATATGTCAAAGTAGTGTATACTAGTATTACTGGTACATATAAAATACTGAAAAATATAAATACTGGAGAATTTTTACGACAAATTAAAGAATGTATTAAAAATGACCTTAATATAGATTCTGAATCATATGAATTAATTGATTTAGATGAAGTGAAAGAAGAAAATGTTCGATCAGAGGAAGCATCTGCATTTAATCCTTTATATTTAAATAGAAATATTAGTTATTATTTACCTTCTAAAAATTTAATTGTATTATATATTAGACCAATAACCCAAATTGAAAATGAAATAGAAATAGAAATAGAGAGTGATGAATGTGTAATATGTTATAATACAAATACTGTATTACAAACATCATATAATTGTTCTCATTTAATTTGTGAATCGTGTTTTCATACAAATTATGTTAGATATAATCGTAGATGTTGTCCTATATGTCGTAATTTGATTTAAGTTATTAATTTATATATTATAATTTTATTTAAGTTATTAATTTATATATTATAATTTTATTTAAGTTATTAATTTATATATTATATTTTTATTTAGTTTGTTTAATTTTATTGCGAATTAACATTAATTCATCACATATATTAGGTTCATCTCTTTTTATAAAATGAGTTAATTTTGCATTATTAGTTGCTAATAATAAATGTGTTAAATCGGGTTTTTGTGTAAATTTAGCATATAACGCATTATAAATTTCTTTTTTTTGTCTTTCTCCAAAAAAATCGTGATCTGGTTTTATATTTATAGGTCTTAATAATTGATCTTTAAATTTCCCTAATTTACTACTGGCTGCTTTTGCCATAATAGGATTTTTAGATAATTCCGTATTTGAATCAAGTGAAAAATTTAAATAAAAATGTGAATATGTTTTTTTATATTTAGATCCTTGATAATAATGTTCAACAGAAGCCCATTGATGATTATCTAACATAAATGGTTCAACCCAAAAATTACTTAATTTTTTACGCCAATGAGGAATTGTGGCTAACTCAGCAAATTCTTTCATTTTTTCACTAGGTATTTTCTCTCCATTTCCTTTTCCAGGAAGAGGTTTATCTAAAGATTTAGAATAAAATTGTAATATAATATCATCATCATATAATCCTCTCAACTTACTTTCGCTTAAATCATCAAAATTTTCTTCTTTAGATGTTGTTTTTTTATTATATTTATTCATTTTAAGTAATTGAAAATCTGGAATAACAGTAAATACACCAGAATTATTCTCTAAACATTTTTCACAAATTAATTTTTTAATATCATAAGGCAATTCTTTAAATTTAAATATTAATTTAGTCTTATATCCTATCAGTTTATAATTACCAGAATTATAATCAACTATAATATAAAATTCTGGATTAAATACGCTTTGTTTTTCTATAATAGGGTCATTTAAATTACCACATTGTAATACATTTTTTGTATCTTTATTTAAATAATTTTCACTTGACATTATTATTATTTTTATATTTAATATTTTTTCTAATGTTGATATCGCCCAAGTATTCGCCCAAAATTCACATTTTTGTATTTTACTTTTAAATAAACTTAAACTATCGATTCCTTTCATAAATTTATATTCTTTTAAAATTTCAATTGTTATTTTTTTCTCTTCAACTAATTTATCATGTTTTAATTTTATCGATTTAGCTTCATCAATTATTTGTTTTTGTTCATTTCTATCTACCATTTCTGAAAAACGACTTTTTAATAATAAATATTGACTTTCTAATTCTTTTATTTCATTTGTATCAGTTATTAATTCCGCATTATACATATCATAATTATCTTTATATTTTAGATAAATCTCTTCTGTAGCTTCATTTGCTAATTTATGTCTAATTTTATTTACAGAAGTTTGTTGAGCTATACTTGAAAATGCATCTCTTATCGTTGAAAATAAACAATCGCCTCCACCTTCATTATCTACTATTATATAATTAGGATTCTTCATAAATTTTTCAATCCACGTATCTTTGGGTGATTCACGATATATATCTTTTATATTTTTAGCGTGTTGTTTTGTTTCTTCTTTTAAAACCTTTGGTAAAGGAATACCTTTTGTTAAAATAAATATATCTTTTCTCTCTTTTGGTATTTCATAAATTTCTGGATTTTCTAATTCGTCTTCTGTTTCATTTTCAGTAGTTTCTCCTTTATCTGTTTCATTATCTTCATCTATTCTTCTTAAGGGAATGTCTGGTTTTAAACCTAATTCATTTAACATTGCTGGTGTTACAAAATTATAAATTAATGGATCTGGTAAATTTTCTACATCTAAATTTGTATAATCATAATCACTTGATTTTATTTCATATAATCCAATTTGTATTACTTTATTATTTCTTGTAACCAAATAAATAGGATAATAAATTATACCTTTTTCTTCTAGTTTTTTATTAGCTTTTCCAATAGCAATAATGACATCTATATTTTTTATTTCTAATTGATATAAATTCGATTCCAAGTTTAAATCTTGTCGTTCCACGTTTTTTAATTCAGGATAACTAACATCTTTTTTTATTTTGGATAATACCATTAATTTATTATAATATTTTATATTTAATTTATATTTTATACAAATTGAATATAATAATTTTATTTGTTTATATGTATTGATTCTTTAAATCCTTTTTATTTAACATTTAACATTATAAATTTACTTTTAACATTATAAATTTATTTCCAGTATTTCTTGTGAAATAATCATATAAATATGTATTTTCATTACGAATTTTTATTTGCTTAAATAAGGGTTTTATATTTGTAAAATATAATGCTATTATACCTTGGTCGTTTGTAGTACTAATCGGATATTCTATTAATAAATTTAATAAATTATCATATGTATCATTTTCTATTATTTTGGTATCATACAACATTATTGTTGTTTGTAAATAATCTATATTTAAATTATATGTATTATTTAATTTTTCAAAATATGTTGTATTTTTATCAAACTGCGAACATAATTTACATTCATATGTAGGATAAGCATCTGAATGTGCTAATAATGTATTTTCTGTAACTTCATTTATTAATGGAGATATATCCGAAAAAATAGTTACTCCACAATCTAAATAAAATATATAATCCCATTGTTTAAAAAATGTATTAAATAAATACAATTTATGAAATTGAAACATTTTTTTAAACCAATATGCAGGTCTATCCAGTTTTTGTTGAATATCTAAAAAATTAGTTGAAAATTGTATATTTGGAAAATATTTAATTATAATATTATTTTTTATTATAGTATCACAGTTTAATAATTCATTATTATATAAATCATCTCCAATAACTAAACAGATCTTTCCATTATATTTTCCATTTGTTACTAATTGATTGCAACTATTAATAAATTTATTAAAATATGCTTTATCACATAAAAAAACTACACAAATATTTGTATTCATTATTATATATTATATAATAATAATTTTTATTTAAATATTTATTTATTTATTTATCTATTTTTAAATTTTGAGATAAATTTGTTATTATTTTATTTATATCATTTTCTTTATGACCTATTAATTTCTCTACAAAAACTAATCTTTGCTCTTGGGTATGATGCGGATTTTTACTTTTATATACTGGTATAAATTGTAATGCTTTATCTTCTAATTTAGTTATAGTTTTTTTTAGAATTGCGTTATTTGTAGTGTCTTTATTCCAATTATTTTGTTTATCTTTTATACAAAATAAATTTCTTTTAAAATCTATACAATGAATAGGTCTTTTATGAATTCCAAGTAAATTTAAGTTTGATATTAAACTATTAGTGATTGCTTTTGAGAAACCTACAGATCCTACTTTTAAGAAATCATCATATCCAAATTGATAATTTTCCATAAAATTTTCAATACTAATAGCTTCCTTACATGTTTCATTTAAGAAGATCTTTAAATTAAATATGGTTTTATTATTATTTATAGTATTATTATTTATTACATTATTACTTAAATCTATTTTCACTTGTTGATTTTTACTTTGTTCTGCTAATTGTAATTCTAATAATTTAATTTTATTATCTTTTTCATCTAATTGATCTTGTTGTTGTTTTTTTATTTTGCACGTTTTTTTATGTCTTGAATGATTACATTGAGAACTAAATATTTTTTCACAATATTCACATTGATTTATTTTTATTTCAGTTTTTAATTGATTTGTATTTATTAAATGTTTGTCAGTTTTCAAATGTTTATTGTAATCAAATCGTAATTTAGTGGAATAATCACAATCTGCACATTTATATTTATAATCATCTTTTTGCATATTTTATTTTATGATATATTATTTATCATTTAAGTAATTATTTTATATATTATTTGATATATAATTTGTCATATTTGTCATATTGTTAAAATGATATATAATTTGTCATATTTGTCATACTTTTTTTAAAATAGTATAATTATTTGAAATTTGGTTCAAATAATTGAATTTCTTTAAGTTACTTTGAGGATTTATTAATAAAAAATGAAAAAAAACAACTTTCTAGAAAGTTTTTTTCGAAAATGAAATTGGACAAATATATTTGTCCAAAAATGAAATTCTCAATTATTTCTTGGATTTTAAAAAATAATTTATTTTTTATATTCTTTCCATTTCACCAAAATATATAATATTATTTTAAAATAATCGATTCTTTAAATTAAATTATATTATATATAAAAAGTATTTCAATTTATTATTTATAAATTGAAATAAAAATAATTAATACATTTTATAACCAAATTATAACATATCTTTTAAATCCATAAATTTAAATAATGTTTTATTTGTTAAACTTTTGTAATCTTTCACTTTACTAGATGCTATAATTTTAATTATTTCATTAATATTATATCCTTCTATATTTTTATAATAAATCTCATTCTCATTATTCTCTATATATAAATCCTTTTTATATAATATAAATATAGTTTCACATAATTCATCTACTTCATTCTTCTTATTATCTAATGAAATAAAATTATATAATTGAGAGAGAAGATTTCTAGTAATATCAATTATTGTTTGTTTTTTAATAATATTATTTAACATTAAATTAATATAAAATGCAGCCAAAGACTTTCTCTTTTCATTAATCTTATTAATTTCACAAAATTTATCATAATTAACATTTGGTTCTATATATTCAATATTATTAAATAATTCTGTAAATTGATGAAGATTCACTTCAAATGTTGTCATCATTATAGTATATTTAACAGATAAATCTGTATATAAATCAGCATATATTTTAGAATAAAATCTATTTGTTGAAGCTATTTCAAAAATAATAGTACTTAATTGTATTATATTTTGAATATTCGTATCTTCTATTATTGAATCAATCACTTCAATAATTTTATTACGAATATCAATATAATTTTTATCAGTTAATTTATTTAAAAATACTCTAATAATATCAATTTGAGTATCAAATACATTTTTTTCATTATTTAATAAAGTTTGCTTTTGTTTAACATTGTTCCATTCATCATCACTAATTATTTTAGGATATTTTTCTTTATTTTTTTTAAGTTTAGGATCCGTTTTTATAATAATTTCACGTTTTTTAAATATAGGTGTTTTAACATAATCAGGAGAACCTACTTGCAAGGCAATTTCGGAAATAACACGTAAAGTCTCATCACTTAATTTATAATTAAATCCATTAAATTTAATTTCATTAATGGTATCTAAACTATATATTAAATTACTAGCCATTTAATATATAATGATTAAATATTTATATCCATTTTTTAATTATTATATAAAAATAAACTTAAATACATATAACAATATATAATATAAAATTATGTCATTTAATAATAATATAGAAGAAGAATTCATTGATAAAGAGAAAAATAATATAAAAGAAGTATTAATTGAAGAAGAAAATAATACTAATGAAATACATAATTGGGATGATTTACATATAAATGATGATTTGTTAAGAGGTATTTATGCTTATGGTTTTGAAAAACCTAGTTATATTCAACAAAGAGCAATAGAACCAATTATTAATGGAAAAGATATTATTGCTCAAGCTCAATCCGGAACCGGAAAAACCGCCACATTTACTATTGGGGCTTTAGCAGGTATTAATTTATTAAATAATAATACACAAGTATTAGTATTATCACCTACTAAAGAACTAACCATTCAAACAACTTTAGTATTTTCATCATTAGGATGTATGATGAATGGATTAAGAATTCAATCATTATATGGTGGTTCTATTATTGAAGATAACAGTAGTATCTTTTCAAATAAAAATATTCCTCATATAATTTGTGGATGTCCAGGAAAAGTAAATGATATGTTACGACGAGAAAAAATAAATGCAAGCACCATAAAATTAATAATTTTAGATGAAGCAGATGAAATGTTATCTTATGGATTTAAAGAACAAGTTTATAATATTTTTCAATTTTTAAATCAAGATATTCAAGTAGCTTTATTTAGTGCTACAATACCAAATAGTATAACCCCTATAATTGATACTATTATGCGAAATCCTATAAAAATTACAGTAAAACGAGAAATGTTAACACTAGAAGGTATTCAACAATATTATGTTGCTGTAGATGATGATAGAGAGAAATATTTAACATTAAAGAATTTATTTACATTTTTATCTGTATCTCAATGTATAATTTATGCAAATAGTGTAAAACGTGTAGAAGATTTATATTATGCTATGAAAGAAGATGAATTTCCAGTTTGTCATATGCATAGTAACATGGAAAAAAATGAAAGAGAAAATGCATTTAATGATTTCAAAAATGGTAAATCTCGTGTATTAATTTCATCAAATGTTACAGCTAGAGGTATAGATATTCAACAAGTTAGTATTATTATAAATTTCGATTTACCTAAATGTGTTGATACTTATCTTCATAGAATCGGACGTGGAGGAAGATGGGGTAGAAAAGGTGTAGGAATTAATTTAATTACAAAACGAGATATAGAAAAAATGAGAGAAATAGAACAACATTATTGCACGCAAATAAATGAATTACCTAGTAATATTGAATTCTTAACTAAAATATAAATATCATAAATATCATAAATATCATAAATATCATAAATATCATAAATATGATTAAATAATTGTCATTCGTAAAATATATTTATTATATTTAGTGATTAAATATAATGAATATAATTGATAATACTCTTTTACAAAAAGAAGATTTAAAAACAGACGAAAATACAGAAATCACTCCATCTTATGTTATAATTGATAATATCAATAATATATTTAAAGTGCCTATATATTATAATAAAGATAAAATTGAACTAAAAAAACATATAATAACAGATTTAGAATTAATCCATAATATTGACACAGATACATCCTCAAATTCGATTTATTCTTATTATTTTAATAATAATAACATTATTTCTAGTAAAATAACAGAACAAATATCACAATATTATACAACTGATATTACTTTTTTAGAAGATAATCAAAAACTTATTAAGGAATATATTCCTTTACCTTTAACCAATAAATATACAAATATATCAACCAATTATAATACAATAATTGATATATGGAATGAATTAAAAATAGAATCTGGATTTAAAGAGAAATATTGTTATATAAATTGGGATAAATTAGAGTTTTTAAATAATTCAGAATGGTTTTTACAAATTATGAGTATATATAATTTATTTTCTCCATTATTTTCTTTAATTGTTCCTATAATTATATTAATAATTCCATTTTTTATTATTAAATTAAAAGGATTATCTATTACAATAAACGACTATATTAAAATACTTAAAGTAGTTGCTAATCAAAACGCAATTGGTAAATTATTTACATCCAATTTTAATGAAATCAATTTTCAAGATAAAATATATATATTTATTTCAGCCGCATTTTATATATTTTCAATTTATCAAAATATTATGATATGCTTTCGTTTTAATAATAATATGAAACTGATCCATTCTCATTTTTCAGATATTAAAATATATTTAGAAACTACTATAAATTCAATGAAAAATTATAGAAAATTTTCGGAATCATTAACTTCACACACATTATGTAATAATACTATTGATACAAATATTGAAATACTTAATACTATTAATCAAAAACTATTGACTATTTCTGAATATAATATTTGTAAATTCTCGAAATTAAAAGAAATCGGACATATTTTAAAATACTTTTATGAATTACATTCTAATCCTATTTATAATGATTCTATTATTTATTCTATTGGGTTTAATGGTTATATAGATTGTATCGAAGGATTACAATTAAATATTCAAGAAAGAAAAATAAATTTTGCTTATTTTATTAAAAATAAATCTACTAAACTTACTTCCAATAAAAATGTTTTTGAAAATAGTTATTATGCTTGTTTAAAAGATACTAAACACGTTAAAAATACAATCAAATTTAAAAAAAATCAAATAATTAGCGGTCCTAACGCATCTGGAAAAACTACTATATTAAAATCTACTATACTTAATATTATATTTACTCAACAATTCGGTTGTGGATTTTATGATTCTTCTCAATTTACACCATTTAAATTTATACATTGTTATATAAATATTCCTGATACATCTGGACGAGATAGCTTATTTCAAGCTGAAGCACGTAGATGTAAAGAAATATTAGATATTATTTCTGCTAATAAAGATGATTTACATTTTTGTGTTTTTGATGAACTTTATTCTGGAACTAATCCTGAAGAAGCCGAATATAGCGCTATATCATTTATGAAGTATTTACAAAAATTTACTAATGTAAATTGCTTACTTACTACACATTTTATTAAAGTTTGTAAAAAATTAAATAAAATTAAAACTATTCAAAATTGTAAAATGATTACAACTAAAATAGATAATACATTAAAATACACATATAAATTAAAATCCGGAATCTCTCAAATTAAAGGAGGAATTAATATTTTAAAACAACTCGATTATCCTATAGAAATAATTAATAATTCTAATTCTTAATAATTAATCAATAAATTAATTAATTCGTTAAGTAAATTATTAATTTATATAATCTTTTTTTAATAATGTTCTCTTTTACAAATATATTTAATCCTACGTTATTAATAATTTTAGGAATATTATCTATTTTTACTGCATTTATTATTTTTTATATTGAATATAAATTTAAAGATTATGATCATAAAATCGTATCTATGTTTAGTTTAGTTTCTACTTTAGCAGAAGATTTAAATATAGTTAAACATAATTTATTTATTCAACCAAAAACAGAAGTTAAAACAGAAATTAAATCAGAAATTAAAAAAGAAGATTTAGACAAACATATAATTAATTTAATTGATGTATCTGATGATGAAGATGAAGATGATAATGATGCGGATGATGATGATGATGATGATGTAGAAGAAGAAGAAGAAGAAGAAGAAGAAGAAGAAGAAGAAGAAGAAAATGATGATGATGTAGAAGATGATGAAGATGATATTAATGATATAGATTTTGATGAACCAAATTGTATTCCTAACTTTTTAAATAAACAAGATGTAAAATTTTTAAAAATTAAAAATAAAAACTATTTAGGAACTGAATTTGCAAATATTAATTTTGATGATTTCGAATTTGCAAATATTAATTTTGATGAATTCGAAAATAAAAATAATTTAAGTAATAATAATATAGATATTTTAGAAATTGAATCTAATTTAAATTTAGAAGATAATAATATATCAAAACAAGAATCTGTTATAGAATTAGAACCAGAACTAGAACCAGAATCTGTTATAGAACAAGAACTAGAACCAGAATCTGTTATAGAACTAGAACCAGAACCAAAACAAGAACTAGAACCAGAACCTTTAACAGATTCTTTAACGAGAGATTCTTTAACAACAGATTCTTTAACAACTGATCCTTTAGATTATAAAAAATATACTTTATCTAAATTAAGAAATATTGTTTTAGAAAAAGGATATTTAAGTGATACTTCAAAATTAAAAAAACAAGATTTACTGAAAATTCTTGAAATAGAATAGATTTATAATCTTATAATTATATAAATATGTCATGGTCAACTTGTTATTCTGGATCTAATAATATTAATTTTAATCAACCACCTATTATGGCAGATGGAAGAAATTTTTCAACATGGCAACCAGACTCTTTAATTAATGAAAGAATTCAAAAAAAAGAAAATATTAATAATAATTGGAATTATCGTCAATATTTACAAGAAAATGGAATTAAAATAATGAATTATAATAATTCGGAATCGTGTTATGTTTTAGGATTAGATCCGCATATAAAATCAGATAAAACTCCATCAGATAATGTGCCTTATCAATTTAGAAATACATTTGATACTAGTCAACCAGGGTTTGGATATTGTAATAGTGATTTAAAAAATCCATATTTAACTCGTGAACAATTGAATGCAAGAATGGTATCACCTTCTATAAAATCGATAAATTTTAATTATAATTAAACAATATAGTAATAATTTGTTATAATTTATTACTATATGAAAGTACTATCCATTGATGTTGGAATTAAAAATTTAGCATTTTGTCTTTTTGAAAAAAATGTAACAAATAATAATTTTAAAATAAGTAAATGGGATGTTATTAATATTTCAGAAAAAGAAACTACATTTTGTAGTATTATTGAAAATAATATTTTATGTAATAGACCAGTAAAATTTAAAAAAGATGATAAATGTTTTTGTTTAAAACATTCTAAAAAACAAGAATTACAAATACCATCTTCTCAACAAAAGTCATCCTATATTAATAAACAAAAGATTCAACAATTATATGAAATAGCAAATAGTCATAATATTAAATATGATTCTAAAATTAAAAAAAGTAATTTAATAAATTTAATAAATCAACATATAAATAATAATTATTTACAAAGTATTGAAACAAAAAAAGCAGCTGATGTAAATTTAATAAATATAGGATTAAATATCAAAAGTAAATTTAATAATTTATTTGAAAATGAAGATAAAATAGATTATGTTATAATTGAAAATCAAATTAGTCCAATAGCTAGTAGAATGAAAACTATACAAGGTATGATTGTTCAATATTTTATAATGTCTAAATGTATAGTTGATTGTATAGAATTTGTATCAGCTTCAAATAAACTATATGATTGTAATTTAAAAGAAAAAACCACTTATAGTGAGAGAAAAAAAATAGGTATTGAAAAATGTTATCAAATAATAAATACTGATTTTAGATTTGAAGAACATACTGATTTTTTTAATCAACATAAAAAAAAAGATGATTTAGCAGATTCCTTTTTACAAGGGTTATGGTTTATTAATAAAAAAGTAATATAATATAATAAATTAATAAATAAAATATAATAAATTAATAAATAAAATAAATTAATAAAAATTTTAATATTTAAATTAATTTAAATATTAATTAAATTGAATTACTTAAAATTATTAATTAGAATTCGTATTACTTAAAATTAAATGTTCTTATTAATCAATAATGACAGATAATATAATAGAATTGACAGACTTAGATTTTAATGATAATTACGATAATAAATCTAGTAATTTTGGAGGTGGTCTTGAATTACTAATGAACGATAAAATTAAGGAACCTAAAATTAATAATAGTGATATAAATTTAGATGATTTAAATAATTTAGAAGAAGAATTAAATAATTTAATAGATAAGAATGATAAGAATGATAAAAATGACACACATCATTCAAAACCAAGATCTGAATTATTTAATAAACCAAGTGTATCTTTTGAAAATATAACTAAAGAAAATTTAGGACATTCTACTTCACATACTTCAAATAATACAAAAACTTGGGATGGATTTGATAAATTTAATAATATTCCATTAAATCCAGATACAACTGCACCAACAGAACCTAAATTTTCAAAAGAAGAAACATTAAAAGAAAAATTTAAATATTTAAAAAAACTAGAAACTCTTGAAAAAAAAGGGATTGAATTATCTAAAAAATATTCGATGGATTCATCCCTTCAAGAAATGCAAGGAGAATATGAAACAATTATGGATGAAAAGACAAAACAGAATTCTGTAAAATTTCAAGGAAATATGCTAATGGCTATAATTAATGGAATTGAATTTTTAAATGGAAAATTCGATCCTTTTGATATTAAATTAGATGGTTGGAGCGAACAAGTTCAAGAAAATATGACTGATTATGATGATGTATTTGCGGAATTATTTGAAAAATATAAAAGTAAAGCAACAATGTCGCCAGAAATAAAATTACTTTTTCAACTAGGTGGAAGTGCTTTGATGGTTCATATGACAAATACTATGTTTAAAAGTTCTATGCCAGGAATGGATGATATTTTACGTCAAAATCCAGATTTAATGCGTTCATTTCAAAGTGCTGCAGTTAATTCGATGTCACAATCATCCCCTGGATTATCTGGATTTATGAATATGATGAATAATGATGAAGGACAATATAGTAAAGGAAATTTACCTCCACCATTAGCTACACAAGGTCCTAATTCTATTCCACCTCCATCATCACGTCCAGGTAATAATAGTTCAGTGAATCAAAATTTAAATTTTAGTCAAAGTAATTATCAAAATGATGGTATCAATCTTAGAGAGAATAATTCACGTGCTGAAATGAAAGGACCTACAGATATTTCAGATATTCTCTCTGGTTTAAAAACGAAATCTATAAATATTCAAGAACCGAATTCTCAATCTATTAATGACAGCACAATAAGTATCAGTGATTTAAAAGAATTACAAGGTGATGGAAATATGCCTAAACGTAGTGGTCGTCGTAAAAAATCATCCAGTAATACAGTTTCATTAGACATTTAATTTATTTTTTTTAATATGAATAAACAAGCCGCAAATAAAAATATACATAATATCCATTTTTTTATTTGCATTATATATTATATTAATATAATTTATATTATTAATAATTAATAATATAAAAAGATTTATTTATAATATAGTTATTTTTTTTTGTTTTATATACTTAAACTTAATATTGTATTATTAGACATATAGTTTGTAAAACCAAGTTGTCTATAAAAACCAACCACACTCATATAATTTAAGAATATTATTTTCATTTTTATTATTATTATTTTGTAATAAATATGGATATTTAGTTTCAAGTAAATTATTTAAAGTATCTATTTTAAGTATTTGTTCTTTTTTTAATAATTCTGCAGTTTCATATATAAAATCTTTAGAAATTGTAATTATTTCTTTAGAAGATTTATATGCTTGATTAATTAAATCAAAAATTTCTATATCAATTAATTCTTTATATTTATTACTTAAACTTGGATAAATTATATTTTTGCCCATACCATAATGAATAATCATTTTTTGTGCTAACTCTAATGCTTCACTGAAATCATTGATAGCTCCTGTTGTTACTGAAATATTGAAAAATACTTCTTCAGCAACTCTTCCAGCTAATAATATCATTAAATGTTCATATAATGCTTCTCTAGTATAAATATGTGATAATGAATTTTCAAACATAGTATATCCAGGACTATTTGGAGAGAATAAATTAATTACTACTTTAGTTATTTTTGAATGATGTTTTGTAAATAAACCTACTGTTGCGTGTCCCATCTCATGAACCGCAATATGATTTATAATATCTTCTGTAAATACGTGTTTATTCGGTTGCCAACCTACCATCATTTTATTCATTACTAAATCAAAATCAGAATAAGTAAATACTGTATCATTTAATTTTAATGCATTTAACATTGCTTCATTTAATAAATTTTCTATTTCAGCACCAGATAATCCTTCAGTTATTTCTACTAATTCTTCTATTTTTATAGAATCATCGTGTGGTTTTCCAGTAATATGTATTTTTACGATTGCTTCTCTAGTAATAGCATCAGGTAAACTTATATGTATTTTTTTATCAATACGTCCTGGTCGAATTAAAGCACTATCTAACAAATCGATTCTATTTGTAGCAGCAACTAAAAATATTCCTGTATTATTTTTAAAACCATCTAATTCAACTAATAACGCATTTAAAGTATTATCTCTTTCACTAGATGAATCTTCGCCATCACTTGATCTTTTTCTACCTAAAGCATCAATTTCATCAATAAATATTATACAAGGAATGTTTTTTTTAGCTAATTCAAATAATTCTTTTACTCTTGCAGAACCTACACCTACATATTTTTCTTGAAAATCGGATCCTGATACTGGTATAAAATTACATTTCGATTCACACGCTAATGCTTTTGCTAACATTGTTTTTCCTGTTCCTGGTAAACCTTCAAAAATTAACCCTTTTGGAATTCTTACATTATATTTTTTATATTTTTTATAATTTTTTAAAATATCAACACATTGCATTAATTCTTCTTTTACATTATCATACCCTCCTATATCTTTAAATAAAGTATTATAATTATCTATTACTTGAAAATGTTTAGATTTTTTATTTGAAGATGGAGATGAAGTATCATAATATCTTTTTCTACCAGTTTCTTCATCTATTGCAAAAAAACCTTTATCTTCATCTTCATCTTTTTTATTATTATTATTAACATCAGGTATTATATCATCCTTTTTATATTTTTTTATTATAATTCGTAAATTTGGGATATGTTTAGTTTCAGTTTCAGTTTCAAGATCAGTTTCAGGATCAAGATCTTCATCTTCATTTTCATTTAATATACTATTATTTTGTATTGTAAAATTTTTGGAATTTAAGTTTTTTAATATTTCTTCTATACGTAAGTTTTTTAATATTTCTTCTATATTATTATTATTTAAATTATCGGATTGTAATTGTATTTTAGAATTAAATTTTATTAATTTTAAATATTTTCTAGGTATAATAAAAGAATTATTATTATTAATAAAATTCATAAAAAATATAAATATTAATTTATAATTCATATTTATAATATAACTAATTTGTTTAAATTATTTATTAGTTAATTTATATTTATTAGTTAATTTATATTTTATACTATTATATTATAATAATGAGCTCGTCTAGTAGTGATAAAGGTAAACGTAAAAGTATTAATGTTACAAATACAATAGATCATACACCTAGTGAACGAGCTATTAGAAGTAAAAAAAGAGAATATAATAAAAAAATACAAGATGAACTTAATATAAGAATAGAGCAATCAATACCAAAAGTATCATCCATTCCTCAATCTTTTGTTATACCAGATGAAAACTCATATATACATGATGATCCAAGTTATACTATTCAATATATAAATATTACTGATATGTTTATAGCATTTATTAATGCACATCCTGAATTAACACATATAGAATCATCTATACAAAAATTAACAATTCTTGATCCTATTTATCAAATAATGTATATAATAAAAAGACATAATAATAAAATTATTTCAAGACAAATATTATTAGGAAATATTGAGGAAAATGATAATATTGGTCATTTTGAAATTAGTACAGATGAAGATACTAATGTTTCTGATATGACAATTGGATTAGAAGATACAGAGCGTACTAAAGGAGGAGGATTATCATATATATTAATAGGATCTATGCTTGTTGGAATGATGATTATAGATAATCCTAATAGTAAAATTAATATATTAACACTAGATTTAAATGAGTATCATATGAATACCATATTAACATTTGAAGTAATTTATATTGATTGTGATGCAAGTGCTGGATTTTGGGATAGAATGGGAATGAAAGAAAATTATTATTTTGAGAAAAATAATAATGATACTACTAGTCCACGTAGTAAAGGTTATGGTTATGAAAAAAGAATAACTTTATCTGATATGTTTAATTGGACTTTTAAAAAACATATGAAAAATAAAATGGGTCAACATTTTTTAGATCAGTATGTTCAATGTAAAACATCAGAATTTGGTCCTAACCAAGGTATTAGAAAAATAATACTTAATGTAAATGATAACACAGAAACAATTGGTAAATTATCAGGCGATTCACCAGTTAAATCAATACCTGTTGTAAATGATAACACAGAAACAATTGGTAAATTATCAGGCGATTCACCAGTTAAATCAATACCTGTTGTAAATGATAACACAGAAACAATTGGTAAATTATCAGGCGATTCATCACTTAGAAATAATCCTAGTCGTGGAGGTAATAATACTAGAAGAAAATTAAATAAAAGAAAAATCTCAAAACGTAATAGTAAAAGAAAAACAAATAAAAGAAAAAAAACGAATAGAATAAAAAAATCAAATAAAAGAAATTAAATTCTTAATTGTTCAAAATAAACAACACGATTTTTAATATGAACTTCATACATATCCATATTAATATAATAAAATAATTTAATTTATTAGTTAATATATATAATTATATAAAATTATATTAATTTATAATATAATGGATAAATTAAATAAAAATATTTCCATGACAAAATGCCATAAAGGAGGAATTAAAATTCATAATGCAGATAATGAATATAAAATTGATCCATTTGAAGATATCAATAATTTTAAAAATACATTAGAAATTAAAAATGAAAATATAATTTATAATAATTCATTATATGATACATTAGATTTAAATATAAATAATTATTCAAGAGAAGATATTTTTACGCTTTTTGGATTAAAAAATATTATTCTTACAGAAACTGTAATGAAAAATTGTAAAAAAATAGTATTAAAAACACATCCTGATAAATCACATTTACACGAAAAATATTTCTTCTTCTTTTCTAAAGCATATAAAAATTTATACAGTATTTTTGAATTTCAAAATAAAACATCAAATAAAATCACAGATACAAATGAATATTATGATTCAAATAATACAAGTATTTTAGATAAAGTATTTGAAAAAAATACTTTATTAAAAAAACCAGATAATTTTAATAAATGGTTTAATTCACAATTCGATAAACATAAATTAGAGGATGAATCAAGTGACTCTGGATATGGTTCGTGGCTTAAATCAGATGATGATATTATTTATACACCTAATGTAACTAAATTAAATATGGGAACTGAAATAGAAAAAAGAAAAAAAATAGTTCAATCACTTACTGAATATACTGGTGTTAATGAACGAACTACTTCTACATTTGGAGGATCTTCTTTAATGGAATATAACAAGAATTTTACATCTAATTCACTTTTTAGCAATGATGGTATGAATTATACTGATTTACGCCAAGCATATGTTGAATCTGTTATTCCTATTACAGAAGATACATATAATGAAATGATTCATTTTGATACTATAGATGAAATTAAAAAACACCGAAATGAAACAAATCTTACACCTGTAACTAAAGAAAATGCAATTAAACAATTATTTGATGTAAATCAACAAAATAATGAAGAATCGTGTGCGTTGGCTTTCTATTATGCTAAACAAACTGAAAAAGTTCAACAAAATCAAAGTAATTTTTGGGCAAGTTTAAATCAAATTTCTAATTAAATAATTGTATAATTTAATTGTATTATTCAAATAATAAATATAATAATTAATTATACTTAAAATTATTATATTTATAATAATAATAA